TAAAAGGTGTAACTTACAATAGAGGTTTATTAGGAGCACTTGGTGGTGAAGCAGTTTATGATATAACTAATCCATTAGCTACATCGCCATCACAACCATCATTATTACCACCATCGTTATTAGAAACATCGCCACCTCCTATACCTCCACGAATATCTTCTGATAAACCTATTCAATATTATAACACTAATCCTAAATATGGAGAAGTAGAAAAACCTGGACAATCTTCTAATATAAAATATGTTCCTGTTTCTAATTCACAAGAATTAAAACAATGGAAAAAACAAAAGACAGAACCATTAGATTTACCTGAACCAGCAGGTCCTGTAACATTTCCAATAGAATCACCATCAGCACCTGCAGAGTTTGCAATGGGTGGTTCTATTCCAGGAGCTGTAGGATTTACATACGCACGTACGAAAGGCATTCCATCTAATGGTCCATATGCAAAGAAGACATTGGCTAGTGCACAGAATGGTGAGCAATTAGATATGCATGGAAATCCAATGCTTGCAAGAAGAGTGGATAATCCTAACATAAATAGAAGTTACTATGATCCTAGGATAAACACAATGAACATAGGAACTGATTACACTACATGGAAAGATGGTGAGGGTAACCAATTAACAGGAGATGATTTGAAATATCATCAAGACAAACTGTTGGCACACGAAAACTATCATGCTATTCAGCATTCAGAAGGTAGAGACAATTATGACATAGCTCATAATACAGAAGATAGACAATGGGCTGAGATGCAAAAGCGTCCACAGATGATGACCACTGATGCTATATGGAATAATTTTTATAATAGAAGTGATTTAGAAGATCAACAAGACTATGAAAGATTAATAAATGATATTCCAGAAACAAGGATTCTTAATGAAAATTTATTATTTGACAAAGTTCTTGATAGCCAAAGATATGATAATCCTTCTAATGCAGAAGGAGAAGCAAAGTTTTACGAAGATACAGGAGTTGATCTTAGTAAACAATCTCCATTTTCTTTAAACTTTACAGAATTTCAAAATGGTGGAGAGATGTCTTACTACCAACATGGACTAGATTGGAAACCTAAAGGAATGAGGAATGGTGGATGGTTAGATTCATTTGCTGAAGGGGGAGTTATTAAAGATGACAGAGGACAATGGGCTCATCCAGGAGAAGTAACAGAAATAGGTTCTAACAACATAACCATGCAAGGAGTTCATTATGATGTATTAGGAATATCAGATGAAGGAGATACAAAACTAATGAAACCAGGAAAGAATTATAAGTTCAAAGGAAAGAAAGTAACAGAGTTTCCAATGGCTAAGAATGGTGTAAATCAACAAGATCAAAAAACTTTTGAACAGTTAGATCAATTAACTAACTTTACAAACTATAATACAAAGCAACCTGGTGGATGGTTAGATAAGTTTGCAGAGGGAGGAACGTTACCTGCAGAAGCAGCTAGTTTGCCTGCAGAGTCATATGATATCAAAGAAGGAGATACATTATTTGAAATTGCTCGTGACAATGATGTTCCATTAAACACGTTAGCAAATGCAAATAATTTATCTAATCCTGATCTTATTAAAACAGGAAACAAGCTAGTGATTCCAAAACAATACAAAAAAGAATTATCATTTGCACAAATTCCTACAGCTGATAACAAGAAAGTTGTGATAGATAACTTTAGTCCTCACTACGATTATATTGTAGAAGGAGATAAAACTTATTACAAAGTTAAAAGTGGAAAAACGTGGGCAGATATTTCTGATAATAAACAAGCTAGAGAAAACCTAATGAGTTTCTTAGATAAGAATGATTATTGGGCAGGGTATGGTAGTGGTGAGAAAGCTAAGTATGATAAGGTGCATCATCAACCTGTAGTTGTTCCTGGAAGTAAAGTTCCAAAAACAACACCAAGTGTAATAAGAAATACTGAAACAGGTAATAAACCTGCAATTGTAAAACGACCTATTAATAAAGTAGTCAAAGAAGAACCAGGATTCTTTAGTGACATTTCTGAGTTTGTATATTCAGGAGTTAAATCTCTAGAGAAAAAATGGGAGGATGTAAAAAAAGAAACTAGTGACATAGTTAAAGACGTAGAAAATTCTGTAAAAACAAGTGCAAACAATGCTATTCGTACAACAGAAGATGCATACCAAACTGTAGTGAATGGTGTGGAACGTAAGTATAAAACTTACACAGGAGATGATGATGATATTAAAGTTACAACTAAAACTTCTCCAATACCTAAAACTGTAAAAGAATGGTATGGTAATAAATCTGGAGCTGAGATTACACAGGTTATAGATGCACCAAATACTAATGGTAGAGTTTATAAACAACAGGTTTTACCTACATCTAATATTAAATTTGGAGTTAGAAATAGAGGAGAATATAAAGATATCAATACTGATGGTTTAGAAGTTACAACTTTTAATGCATTTAGTAAAGATCCTCTTCCTGATAATACAACAGTATTAGCTGTAGATCCTAAAGGAAATTTACATACTGGAGCATATAAAGATTTCAAAGGACAGAAAGGTTATTTGTTCAGTAAAACTTTTAGAAATAACATTGTTGATTTTTCTGAAGTTAATGGAAAGAGTGAATATGTAAGTGGTGTAGCATCAGGAAATCCTAAATATCAACAACCAAAAATCAAAGTGTTAGGTGATGATGGTAAAGTTGTAAATGGATCTTTGAACATATTAGTAAAAGATGATAGTAAAAAAGATTACTATGGTCAAGTTCAAGGTGGTCGTATATTATTTGTGAACCCAGATACAAAAGAACAATATCTTGTATCTGGAAGTATGAGTCACATTAAACAGAAGTTCAAAGAGTTAAAAGGAAATTCTAAATATTTAGAGGCGTACACATTAGACAATGGTACTTATTCAAGAGGACTATCTTATAAAGATAAGAAACTTACTAAGGATAGATTGAAATCATATGACTTAGAAAATACAGGTGGAGGTAATGGATTATACATATTAGATTACAAACAACCAGTTAGTAAATATGAAGAAGACTATATTGACAACATGCCAAATGTTAGAACAAAGAATGATACGAGTTATAAAAAAGGACATCCTTTAAAAAATGAAGTAAAAAATATTGTATTACATCACACAGCATACACAGGACCTAATGCTGAACAAGAGCTTAATAAACAATATATGACTCCAGGAAATAACTCTTCTCATATTGTAATACAACAAAATGGTAAGAGAAGTGTTTATGCATCTCCAGAACAAGTTACATTCCATGCTGGAGAATCAGAATGGAACAAAAGAAAAGACGTTAATGATTTTAGTATAGGTGTAGAATTTCAAGGAGACACAAATAAGAAACCATTAACTCAAGCACAAATAGAATCATTTGTTGAGTACTATGCTCCACTAGCTAAAAAATATAATTTATCTTTGAAAGATATTATAACTCATCAAATGGTTGCACCAGGAAGAAAACCTGATATAAATGAAAAACAATACGCTCGAATATTAAAATATATGAGAGATAAAAACTTTAAATAATACAATTAATATGAAGGCTCAAATATTAAAAATCGCAGGAGTTAAATCTGAAAAAGAATTCTATAAAAAGTTTCCTTCAGAGGAAGCATTTATGAAAGTGCATGGTAAAGCTTTTAAGAAAGCTCAAACTTCTGATGCAGTTGAGAAAGCTCAATTTGGTCTTCTTCAACCTGCAGGTACTACCTATGGAACACCTCAGCAACAACTTTCTCAATCAGCAGGTGCTGCTGTTAATACTTTTCAACAAAATAATCCAATTGGAACTGCTGCAGCTGCTGCAGGAGGTGGTGGTGGACCTTTAGGTTTTCTAGGTGGTCTTTTTGGTGGAGGTGCTGGAGGTGCTGGTGGATTTAATCCATTGAGCACAATACCAATAGCAGGAAGTGCTTTTGGTGTAATTGACTCATTCATTAACAGTAAGAAAAAAAGAGATGTTGCAAGACAGAATGCAGCATTAACATCAGTGCAAGCAGAAGCATCAGGTACAAGAGCTGAAGATCCTACACGTAATTATAACTTTCCTCAAGTTGGATTATCAGGAGGAATGGGTATGGGTACAAATCCACTAGCAAGAGATGGAGCAGAGATTCAAAACACTTATGCTCCTGGTACACTGTATGATGATCTTGGGTATGAGCCACTCAATGATTCAGATGAAGTAAAAGCATATGCGTATGGTGGAGATATTCCTAGAGCAGCAAGTGGGGTTATGCAGTTTATGAAAAATAGAGGATCAAACATGTTAAGTAATCAACTTGCTGCTAGTAATGATTTTAATACAGGAAGTCAATTAGGTGGTCTTCTTGGTGATGTAGGTGATTTTATAGTTCCTGGATCAAGCATGATTACTAAACCACTTTTAACAGGTGTAATGGGTGCACTTGATCCAATTGCCAATGAGACTAAAGGATATAAAAAACAATCCCAAAAAAATCAAGATCAAATTATGGCTAACCAGTTTGCAAATAGTAATGCAGCAATGAACGCATCTTACATGGAAGATGGTGGATGGGTGAGTCACGATTGGCAACCACAAGTGATAGCATCATTTGGAGGTCATAGTATGAAAGACTTATTGGCTCCAGATAAAACTATGGATACATTGAGAACAGGTGGGCACATCAAACAAAACAATATGTTCCCTCAAGATAGATATGCATTTGGTGGACAGATGACTATGGAAGGTAATGGTGATACAGAACTTGTAGGATATAATCCTATTACAGCAAGTAGAGGTATTAGTGGAGAAACTAGAATCTCTAGAGGACCTTCACACGACGAACAAGATAGAACAGGAGACTTCTCTATTCTAAATTATGGTGGTAACCAAGTGAATGTAGAAGGAGGAGAAACTATTATGGAACAACAAGAAGATGGTGGTCAGATAGATCCTATGACAGGAAAACCTAATGCATCAGCTGTAGTTCTTGGAGACATGTACATAGGAGAAATTGGAAAAAATGTATTGGGACAAATAGATAAAAAACTATTGAAAGGAAAAAAAGATGTTAAGGATATAAAATTCAAACATCTTGGAAATACAATTGCAAAAGAAGAAGGAAAATTAAACAAAGCTGAACAAGAATATACAAGCATTGCTAGTTCTGTAAAAGGTAATTCTCCTTCAGAGTTATTAGCAACAAAAACAGCTGAAGTAGCTCTCGAAGGTATTAAGATGAGCTATGCAGATCTTGATGGCATAAAATCAAAACTTTCTGATATACAGAACACATATCATGATGTAGCTGAAGCTAATGGGTATGATGACACTCCTAAGTTCTTAGAAGATCTTAAGAGAAACAAATTCACTCCAATAGACATGAATGTGAATAAATCTATGTCTGCTCAGAAAGGCACAAAATTAAATAAAGGATTGTATGATGATGAAGAAGAAGTTAATGAAGAAATTAAATCAAAACAAAAAGATTCAAAAGTTGCAACATCAAAAGCTTCTGCATTTAATATTACTCGTCCTGCTCCCCAATTTGATCGTTCAAATTTTAGTTTTGAAGATGTAATGTTTAAAGAAGATCCTGCACTTGGAACACCTTCACCTTATGTTTCTTCTCAAACTATTCCTCAAAGTAGAATTAATCAGATAACGAAATTAGGAAAGATGGCAGATGTTCCTGAATCAGCTCGTAAAAAAGAAACAAAAGAAGAAAAGAAAAAAGACGATACATATAACAGAAGTGCATGGATGGATGTGTTATCAGAAATGGTTCCATACCTAAGACCTACTAATCAAGAAGACATTGATCCTAGACAACTCTATGGAGAAAACTTCATAATGTCATCTAACCAAATACAACCTGTAGGTACGCAATCATATCAACCTATGCTTCCAACAAGAAGAGGTAATATATCTATGCAAGACCAATTAAATGAGAACACTGCAGCATATAGAGCAGCACAAAGACAATTAGGATATAACCCAGCAGCTCAAGCAAATCTTGCTGCTCAGATGTATGGAGCTAATTCAAAAGTGCTTGCAGATCAAATGAGAATAAATCAGGAGATGGATAACAAGTACTACTTAGATAGTATTGCTACGATGAATGATGCGCAGCTTAAAAACATTAGCTTGTACGATACACAACAACAAAGACAGAACCAAGCTATTAGTAATACAAGAGATGCTACGTTAGCTGCACTTAATTCATACAGTGATAAAGTTGTTAAAAACACTGCATCTAATAGAAAACTTGGTATATACGAAAACATGTATAACTACAGATTTGATCCTGTTACAGGAAGAGCAATAAACTATAATGCCCCTCATCAATTTAACTATAATGGAGTTGCTTCTACAGATAAGAAAGCTTCTCTTCCTGAAGGATATGAATACCTTTATGATTCAGAAGGAAACCCTACTGATGTTAGAAAGAAAAAAGAAACTAAGACCAAAGACTCAAGAAATGGTTCAATTGTAAAATCACTTAAGTCCCTCTAACATTTTTAGTTATAAAGAATTACCAAAATTTATTACCCACTATTGGATAGTATTATTATTCACATTACATTTGCTAATCACATGATTTATCATGTATAAAATAAACACATATGGCTTCATATACTGATAAAACCCCAACCTTTAATCCCTACGTAGAGCAGTTGCCCATTGAGGCAATGGTTCAGGTTGGTATGGAGAAACAGAAACAATATAATGAAGGTATTGAAAAGATACAAACTAATATAGATAACGTTGCTGGTCTTGATATAATGAAGACTGAACACCAAAATTATCTAGAATCAAAATTAAATAAACTAGGAAACGATCTTAAATATGTAGCTGCTGCAGACTTCTCAAACTTCCAACTTGTTAACTCTGTATCAGGAATGACAAATGAAATTGTCAAAGATCCAATTGTTCAAGGTGCTGTGTATTCAACTAAGGTTGTTAGAAAAGGGCAGAATAATATGGAGACTGCAAAGAAGGCAGGAAAGTCTTCTGTTCAAAACGAAGCTAGATTTAACTATGATGTTTCTAATTGGTTAAACGATGGAGATATGTCTACTAAGTTCAATGGAGAATATGTAGACTACATAGACATTGATAAAAAACTTAGAGACGTTGCTGAGAAAATCCATGAGGTAGATAACTCATTTGAGATACCATTTAAAAGAGATAACGCAGGTAATACATTATATTATAAAACAGATGCTAAAGGTCAGACATCTGTATCAACAGATCCTAATAGTGGAGGTGTTACAAAAATAGATGACGCTATATTAAGTATTAAAACCAAAGGTAAACCTGCAGAAAAAATCTTAGCTAACTTCTATGACTCAATTAATGAGAATGATAAAAGACAATTAGGTATTGATTCTTGGTATCACTATAGAGGAGCTACAAAAGACACTTTCAAAAAAGACATATCAGATAATTACAGGAACACTAAAACAATGTTGAATGATGAGATTATTAATTTAAGTCTCAAACTTCAAACAGATACAAAGTTAACCAACGTTGATAGAAGTGCAATACAAGCTAGAATAAATGATGTTAGTGAGATACTAAATAATGGAAGTCTTGACAAGAAGATGAATGATCAGCTTCTTGGTATTGATAACATCAAAGATCTTGATAAGTTTAAACAAAATCTCTACACTGAAAAAACATTAACTAACTTAGCTAAAGACATGTCTTGGCAAAGTTATCAAATGGAATACAAAACCAATCCATATGCTCAAATGGATATGGAGAGAAAAAGATTACAATTCCAATACGACGATGCTGCTAGACAACAAAGAAATGCTGATCGTGCATTTGGTTGGGACCAAACTAAATTTTACATAGAGCAACAACAAAAGGCTGCTGAGAAACTTGGGTCACAACCTGTAGTAACTCCTGGCAGAATATCTACAGATGTTGATAAACCAAGTCTTGATAAACTTAATAAAGAAATTATATCAATTTCAGGTGATCCAAAAGTTCCAGGATCTGGTCAGATACCAGAACTTAATTCAGCATATGGTGCACTATTAACTGATCCTAATATTAAAGATAAGAAAAAATATTTGGATGGATTATACAGTGCATATGCAAAAGATCCTTCATTCCTTTCAAAAGTGAATGATCCAAATATGAAAGAGTATCTAGAAAAACGAAGATCATTAGAAATTACTATTGCACAAAAACGTGCATTGGCTACTGAAACAATGGTTCAATCTAAAAAATTTGATGAAAAATTAGATAAATTACTTGCAAGCGAACCAGGTATTGTTACAACAAGTGGCAGATCATTATATACAGCAAAAGATTTATTTGAATTTAATAACTCAGCAAAATCTTATTATAGAACTACTTATAGAACAGGTGCTCCAGGAGGAGAAATTGCAAATGTTACATTGGATGCTAAAGGGATGATGGCAGAATTCAAAGGAACAAAGAAAGAAGCTTTGGCAAAAGCTTTTATCAATGAGTATTATAGAAAAGAATTATCTCCTACAGAGAAAGTTTTATTTAAAAGAATGAAAGAAGTAGGTTATAAATATGGTGCTGTAGGTAATCAAATACATTATGATAAAATGGCTTTTCAAGCTGACTTCCTTGCTAAGTCTATGCCAGAAAGACAAACAAATATTGGTACATTGAGTTCTGCTAATACAGATGACATGGATAGAGTTACTCAATTAATTACAAGAAAAGGAATTGAGTTTAGTCAAGGTGGTGTAGACTCTGATAAGAAAGGTCAATTTGATCCTGATCAAATCCAAACATTAAGAGAAGGAAAAGGTGTTGGATATACTATCGAGAAGAAATATGATGGTAGTGCAAATCTTATCATATCTAGTGGTAAAACTCAACAGATTATTCCAATGACACCTAGTGAGTTTAGTGCATACTTTCCTAGATATAGCAGACCAAATGCAGTAAATGATATTAAGTATGCAGTGTTAGGTTCTCCAAATAAAACAACAAACCTTAATGGGGTTAAAGATGCTTCTGCTGCAGTGAATGCATATCTATCAGGAGAAAGTCTTCCACAACTAAAAGGTACATCTATTTCTCCATTAGTAAGACTTGATGTCGATGGAAGTCCTTTTAATGATGGTAGTGCTAATGATAGATATGTTGTAAGAATGTATGTAAATAATAATGGAGAGTGGCTTACACAAACTCTTACTCCTGATTATGTAAACGATGCAACAATGCAAGGTATCATAAATGGGATAGGCACAACTACTGTTGAAGAAATATTAAAACAAAATCGTAAAAGATAAATATTATGCCAATTTTTAATGACGAACTTTTAAGTGGTGGGGTTAATAGAGACACTGAAATAGTTACTGGCCCTTTAGGATCTCCTGTTACTAGACAACTTAATACTAACTTAGGAGGATACACTCCACGACAAGCAGGTACAGGATTGTCACTTGCTGAGTTGGCAAAAATGAGAACTGGTAATACAAGTGATTTTGATTCTCCATTTCAAATGGTTCCTAAATCAGAATTGCTGGAGAATAAAAGATATGCATTGTATGAGAGAGATAAAGATCTTGAGAACATATATGGATTGCAACAAGGTTGGGGAGCTCAATTAGGAAATGGTTTTGTTAAAATGGCAGCCACTGCAGTAGGTACTTTTGCACAAAGTTTTGCTACAATCCCTAATACTATTGCTTCTATTCAAGGAGGTATGAAAGAATTATCAGGAGGAGAAGATGGATATGAAGGAGCTATTGATAATTGGTTAAAAAACATTGAAGATATATTCCCTAACTATTATACTAGACAAGAACAAGAAAGTCCTTTCTTAGCAGCTATTCCTGGGTTTTCAGGATCTGCAAACTTTTGGGGAGATAAGATTGTTAAGAACATTGGTTTCACTGTAGGAGCAATTGGTGGGGCAGTAGCACAAGATGCTATTGTGGGACTTGCTACAGGAGGGATTGGAGAAATTCCATTGATTGCTAGTCAAATTGGTAAAGCTTCTTTATGGTTAAATAAAATTTTTGCAGGAACAAATAAGGTTGATAGGGTATTGGATCTTGCAAGGGCTGCTGGTAAATCAGAAAGTCAATTACTAACTATCCAAAAACTTGGACAAGCAGCTGCTGCTGTAAAAGTTACTAATGGTGCAAGATATGCATTAGGACTGTATGGCTCTTCAAGAACAGAAGCTGCTGTAGAAGCTAGAGATGGTTTCAGACAAGTTAAGGATGAATTATTACGTCAATATAAAGTTCAGAACTTTGGAGCTGATCCAACTCCAGCTGAATTAGAAGAAATAGAAAACACTGCAACAGATGCTATGAATACTAGATTTGGTATTAACATGGCACTCTTAACTGTATCAAATGCCATTCAGTTTGATAATTTATTTAAATCGTTTACTGTTGCTAGTAAATCAGGAATTCAAGGAAGCATCACTAAAGAAATTGAACAGGCAGGAAAGATTGGACTTAAAGAAGGATCTTTAGATGTATTTGAACAAAAGGCTGCTACTGGATTAGCAGGAAGAGTTTGGGAAACTGTTAGACCTAAAATGGCTAACATTTTTACAGAAGGTGTTTATGAAGAAGGTGGACAGTTTGCTGCTGAGAGAGGTACGTATGATTACTATACAAGAAAGTATAGAGATCCTAGTAAAGGAAAGAATGTTGAAACTTGGAATAGTTTAAATGAAGTTATAAGTTCTACTACTAAAGGATTGTCTGATCAATTCAATACCACTCAAGGTATTGAGAACATGCTTGTTGGTGGAATATCTGCAATGATTACTGGTGGTATCATGGGCAAGATAGATCAAGTTAAAGGTAGAGGTAAAGAAGCTAGATTGCAACATGCTATTAATTCTTTGAACCAATATGGTTTAACAGGTATATTAGATCAGAAATATACAGACACTCTTAATGCTGTAAACATTGCTAAGGAAATGGATGAGGCAGCTAAGAGTGATAATATATTTAAATACAAAAACTTAAAACATGATATGTTCTTTGGTTTTGTTAAGTCACGTGTTTCTACAGGAATGCATGACGTAACAATTGAGCAATTGAATATGTTGAAAGACTTGTCCAAAGAAGAGTTTGAAAAAACTTTTGGTATGGACTTCAGCACTTCAAACAGAGAAACTGTTGCTGCATATGTAGACAAGATGATCTCTTCTGCAAATAACATTCATGATACAATCACAGCATTAGATGCAACATTCCAGAATCCTTTTAAAAATGTTGTAAATCCAGAAACTCCTGAAGATGTAGTTAGTGCACAAAACTTTAAAACATTTAATGATTGGAAAACTGATTTGGCATATTATGCTAGTGTTGCTCCAGATATAAATGATAGATTGAACTCAATCAACCAAGATGTTATTACAATAAACCCTTTATTGAATAATGATATTCTTGCAACACTTACTCGTTCTGATACATTACTTGACTTGAGTAAACAATATGAAGAGCAAGCAGACCAGTTAAGTAAAACCATTACAGACTTTACAACTCCTGAAGATAAGAGAAGAATCAAAAATCAAGTAAAGGAGTTACGTACACTATCTGAAAAAATAAATCTGGCTAAGAATAACCAAAATTTAGATTTAAAATTATTCAATCAATTATTAAATTTTGAATTGAATGGCAGAGATTCTAAAAAAGATGCAATCATACCTAATGAAAAATCTCTTGAGTTATTCAAATTTGGTGTTGATATAAATCGAAACAATATACTTAAAGAAGAAGTTTCAGATATCTATGATAAATTAAGTGACAAAGAAGGTTTTGAAAAATATTTTGCACAAGCACAAGACATTGCTAATCAAGCTGTACCTGAACCTGAAACAATTGACACAGAAGCTGAGGAAGTTACAGATCCTGTATATGATTTTAAAAACTCAAAAGGAGTTGCAGAATCACCAGAGATTGGTAGAGAGTATGAATTACCTTCTGTAAAATCAGCTAAGGTTAGAAAGATGGGAGAGGACAGATTTAAAGTGACAGCTCCTAATGGTGATGTTACATTCTATCCTACAAGAGAGAAAGCAAAAGAAGTAGCTGATGAAATGAATATGGATTTGGCTGACTTAACTAAAGTTAAAGTTATAGCCACCAATCCTGATGGCACTGTTAAAGTGGAGGACCTTGCTGGTAATATCCAGAACATCAGTCCTGCACAACTTGCAGGATATGAGAGATTACAATCTGATCAAGAAAAGTTAACTAAGGATAAAGAACAACTTGATGAAGAACAAAAGAAAATAGAACTCGACTCTCCTGAAGTGGCTACAGGTGATCCAACAACAGAAGTAATCAACACACAAGAGGTTACTGTTACATTAGAACCTATTGAAGAAAGTTATTTAAAAGATGAGAGTATCTATTTCATCTCTGGAACATCTCCTTCTGAAAACGAATCTAATTCTGAAAATGCTGCTATACATATTAGAAACTCAAGAGAGTTTTTAAACAATGCTAAGAACTTTAAAAATAGAGACAACCTTCGTGCTATAATGGTTACAGCAAAACAATTAGAAGCATTGAACCTTAATGGTGTTGCACAGATATCATATGGTGTTCCATTGGATACACCACTGTCTGATATTCAAGATATATTTGATGTAGATAAAGGGTTAGTCCTTCAGTTGTTTGTAGATCAAGATGAACAAACAGGTGAGCTACATGTTGTAAATAAAAATGGTGAACGTATTGGAAAGTTAGGTGATGAAGGAATTAATGTTGCTGATGCAATATTCCAAACAATGCCTACAACAGAATTGTACTACACATACACAGATCCTAAAACAGGACAAAGAGTTCCTAGATTTAGAGAGAATCAAAGAGCTACATTTGAGAGAAGAGCAAAAGCTTGGGAAGCAAAACGAAGAGAATTATTCAATGCTCCTGGAAAGTCTTACAAAATATTCAGTTTCACAATCTCTAGAGGATTACCTTTTACAGCTAGAGATAATAATGGACAATTCAAAAGAAGTGTTGTAGGTGGTGTATTGATTCCTGAAGAAGTGATTCCTAAAATAGAAACACTTATTCAATTTTCTAAAGAAGGAACTGTATCACATCAAGGACGACTTATTTCATTCCCTACAGGAAGACCTGTATTACAATATGGTGATACGTTGGAGTTCTTGAACAATACTAAATTTGGAAGAACTAAAGCTATTGTTATTTATGAAATAATAAAAGCAATGGCTGATGACATCAAAGCTAAGTCTGATGCAAACCAAAAGGTTACAATTAATCCAGTATTTACAAACTTCTTACAAAATCTTTTATATTGGAAAAAAGGTGGAGCCACACAAAATCAAATCTATGTAGATACAATAGGTATGAATATCTCTTTGGGAGGTGTGAATTATCCTATTACACAAATTGCTGACTATGCTAAACAAATAGTAGATCAGTTAACTGATACATATCATAACGTAAATGGTAACACACTTAAATTTAATTTCCACAAACCTTTCATAGAATACTATATAGAGGACAACCAAATTAAAAATAGACAGTGGACAAACTATCAAGAGTATTTATTGGGTTCTAAAACTCCAGATGGAAAATCTAGAAATGAAGAAACCACTCCTCTTGTTACAAACACTTTACCTCCTACATCAAGCGTTCCTTATACACATAAGCAGAAGTATGCTACAATGAACGACCTTGATCTTCCTATTCAGAACATCCCTGAAACAGAAGCACCTGCTCCACCTGTAGCACCTACACCAGCTGCACCAGCTGCTGCTACAACATCAACAAAGATTGGTGAGTATGAAATGAATGGTCAAACACCAAACACATTTCCATTTGCAAGTGGTCCAGTTGAGTTTACAGGAACTGTAGATGCCCAAGGTAATATTGCAGTAGATGTTAAGTCAAATGATACAATAAAAAATGCTGCAGAGAATGCAGCTACATTAGCTACAATAGATAATGTATTACAACAAACAGGTAAGTTCAATGCTGAAGATAGTGCAGAAGAACGTGTTGCAACATTTGTAGCAGATAAACTTATTGTTGAATTAGTGAACTTACAAAAAGCTGAAGCTGCTAAAGCTGAACAACAAAAACCTGAAGAAAAGAAAGAAGAAGTTTCTGATATAGAAGCTAAAAAAGCTGATATAGAAAAAAGAAAACGAGAAGAATTGGCAAAGTTATCAGAGCCAAGACCTGTTACTTTGAAAGAAGAAGATCTTCCTGAAGATATGCCTGAAAAAGGTAGACATGCTGTTTATAGATTATTATTAGATTTTGCAGCAAGTATATATCGTGTTGATCCAATAAGCGAAGAAGCTTTACTAAACGATGAAGGATATTATTGGTTACAAAAACTTGGTGGAAATTCTTATCAATTTATAGGTAAGCCTAGAATGGCATACAAAAAATTATTAGAAGAAAAAGAGCAAATAGATTCGTCATTATATAAACGTGATAAAGAAGAAATAATTGCTAAATATAATGCAGAACTAGCTGCTTTAGAAGGCAAAGAAGTTCAACCACCTATTAATGATAAACCTCTTGATACAGATGAGATAGAGTCTATCGATGATCCATATATGCGTGTTGCTAATGGTGATTTGAAGAAAGGTGTAATGGACAGCAATGATGTTGAAATATTAAAAGCATGGCAGGCAGAAAATCTTCAAGGTATTCCATTAGAAATATTAGAAAATCTTGTTAACACATTTGATAATGAGAAAGCATTTGGTGTGTTTGAAGATGGTGTAGCTAAGTTTTACAAAGCTGGACCAAGATCAGCACCATACCACGAGCTCTTTCACGCTATATGGAGAAACTTCCTTACACCTGAACAGAGAGAAGCTCTTACACAAGAGTTTAGAAACAAGTCTGGTAAGTTTACAGATAGAGCTTCAGGTAAGAAAATCAACTATGCTGATGCTACAGACGAACAAGTAGAAGAAAGATATGCTGATGACTTTGGTGAATTCAAAGCAGGGAAACTTCCTGCTAGAACACTAACAGAAAGAGTATTGAAATTCTTTAGAAACATCATTGAGTTTGTTAAAAAGTTTGTAGGCAAACCTTCTTTGAAAAAAGATTTGTTCAAAGCAATTAATGAAGGTAAGTTTAAAGACTACAAACTTCCTGAGAATGTAAAAGAACAAGCTCCTGCATACATGCGTATTCCTGGATTAACAGAATCACAAGTGTATGAAATAGTTGAAGATATGAAAGTTCATACTTCAGGATATATATTTGGTAAGGATAAAAAAGCATTGTACAACATAAAAGAAATCACAGGACAACAAATCTATGATAGATTGGTAGATGTGTACAAGCAGAAAAAAATATACGATCAACTTGGAGAAGAACGTTTCAATCAATTATTTATAAGATTGACAGAATCGTTTCGTCCAATGCGTATTAACATTAATGCTGAAGAAGTTGCCAGCATCAATGATGAAAACTCAAGCAGCACATTATATGCACCTGAGCCATTCTCTGTAGATTCAAAAAAGAATGCTCCATTTGCAATTAAGTTTATTGCATCTACGCTTCCTCAGACAATTCCAATGAACCAGGAAAACAGTAGTATGCTAGAGATGCCTAAGAGATTAGAAACAGCAAAACTAAAAAGTTTCAAACTTGTTCCTTTCAGTAAAGTGTATGCTACTTTGATGAATAAACTATCTAACACTTCAAATGTGAAGTTGTTAGAAAAAAGATTATTGGAACTTGCAAAAGCAGAATCTGAATATGTAAGATTCTATAAAAACATAGGTGGAGATATTGAGAATGGATATATTCCTTTTGAAAACTTCAAAGATGAAGATTGGAAACTATTCATTGAGTTCTATCAAACATTCACCAAACAAAAACCAGAAGCACTTGTTCAGTATGTAATGGAGGATGAAGTTTTCACAGCTCCTGCTAATCAGTTTACTGCTAGCAAAGAAGTTGAAAGAACTTGGTTTGATACAATGAAAACAATTTCTAAGGATAGAAAATCACTTATCAAACTTGACAATAAGATATACAAAGTTGATGTAAATGCATTCCCTACTAGTGTTCCAAAAACTGCAGAAGAAATGATTGCATTCTTGGAAACATTAGGTGTGGACTTCCCTATACAAGAATATAAAAAATTAAAACTCACAAAACTATCTACAGATAAGAAATCAGATAGAGATAGATTTAGTGATGCTGTATCAGGAATATATACATATTTAAAAAAGACTCCAGACATTGCTACAATTAAAGGTAAGACATTAGGTATCAATAACCAATTGTCCATCTTGTCAGGACTATATGTAAAAGTTACAAATCCTATCACTGAGAACACTCACTATGGTGTAGAAGGAAACAAACTTCAAGACTATACAGAGAGCAATGCTCCATCTGTTTTTGAAAATGAATTTAATGAGTCAGCTAATTTAGAACAACTTAAAAAACTAAGACCAGAATTAAATGATGTGTTTAGTGAGAATAGTGTTGTTCTTAAATCAGGAGGAGAGTTCTACAATAAAGATGGTGAGAAGATAAAAAGCTTCAAAGTTTCATATATCGAGGGAGAGAAAAATACTAACACAGATAAAGGAACTGTTACAACAAATCTTTCTTTAGGAAGAAGATTTACACAAGAGTTAAATCAAAACCTAAATGGTAGATATTACATATTGATTCCTGCTGAATCTGCAACAGAGTGGGAAATTAATCTTGGTAATCATGTGTCATTCTCTGATTTGAAATCAAACAAAGGATGGACACAGGTATATAAAATATTTGATGGTTATCTATCAGATGAAATTGGATTAGCCCTTGATGCAGATAACAGAGAGAAATTGAAAAGTGTTGGTAATAAAGCAAAAGAACTTCGTTTCATGAAGGATATTTTGCCTGACATAATTGTTAAGAATCTACATTCAATGTTGGCATCAGACACTGTTCCAAGAGCAGATATTGATCAATATGTAAAAGATAATGCTGACGCAATACATCAATCTGTAAAAGCATTTATACTATCTACAGTAGAAGATACAAAAGGTGAATTAATAAATAATAACCAAATCAGAAGAAGAGAGTCTGGATATATTTACAGAAATCTTGATAATACATTCATCAATAGAGAGAATGAAACTAGTGCTGATAAATTAAACAAATCTGATCTTACAGAAGAAGATTTAAATAATGTATTGACATTTGCTAACGTTAATTACATCATCAATAATATTGAACTTCACAAAATCTTATTTGGTGATCCATATCAGTTTGCTGTGAAGAATGGAAAACTAGATGAGACTAAACGTATTAAATCTTTCCTATCTCCAAGAAGAATAACTTTTGATACTCCAGAGTACAACACTTTCTTGAACACTAAGGAATATAGTCGTGCAGGTGAAATTGAATTAGAAGCTCCTAATGCTGAGAAAGGAACTTTTGGAGATCTTGGATACCACTTACATAAACCATATGCTAATACAGTTACGTTGCAAGATGTTGATATTGTTGGTAGCGTTGCTTTAATGGAAGGAGTTAGCCAAGAATTAAAAGATGCATTTAGTAGAACTAATGAAGCAGATGCTGCATCTATCATAAAAGATTTAACATACAGAGAAGTAAAACTAAAAAATCGTCAATGGTCTAATGAAGCTGAAGAATGGCATCAATGGCAAATGGCTTGGACCAGACAAAACCATCCTGAATATAAATATACAAATGAGGCACTGAGAAAACAGGATGAGAAATTAGTAGAATCTCCTGAGCCTAAATACACATTAGATGTATTAAAACCTATTGTAACAGGAAACAAATACAACAAGAACTACTTTAACCAAGTGTTAGATAAGTTCTCTCAAATGCCTATGTACTATAGTATGGTGAAAGGTACTAATCTTGAAAAGCTTTACACTAAGATGTGGAAAGAAGATACAGACTATGTAATCATGCAGAGTGGTAGAAAAGAGGGTATTGAAGAAATGCATCCATTATATGTAGATGGTCAGTTCAACGATGCTGCATTTAACAATAACATCCAAGTGCCTTGGAAAGCTTATGGTATCCAAGTGGAGAATGCATACGAAGGTGTTAAGTCTCAGACAAGAGGATCTCAAATGATAAAGATCATCAGTATGGACATGTTTGATGCTGGTGAAGAAGTTATGCCAGGTGCAAAACAAGAGTATGATAGATACAATAGAATCTTAGATGCAGTTCATCAGAATGCTTACAACACACTCATCTCTGAACTTGGACTAGAAGATTTAGGTACATCATTCAGGTTAGTAAACAATGATTCTATAGCAAGAACTTTACAAGCAGAGTTATTCAAAAGAGAACTATCTGAGAATGCAAAAGATACATTGAAGCGTGATGCAAATGGAGAATTTGTAATTCCATTTGAAGCATCTCCTATGTATAAAAAAATCAAAGATGTTCTCTATTCTATGATTGAGAAATCATTGCTTTCTCCAAAGATGTCAGGTAGCTCTCACGTACAAGCTCCTGTGACATTGTGGGAAAATGCTAAAAAGGGAAGAGAGTTAGTATTAGCTAGAAGAGATGATAAAGGAAAACTAATTTCCTACAGTAAAATATCTAGAGAAGAGTTTGAGAAACTTTCTGAAGAAAAAAAGAAAGACGTTAAACTTACAAGTGGTGCTCTTAAGTTCTATGAAAATGAAGATGGAAAAAGACACTGTGAAGTATTAATTCCTGCTTGGTTTAAAGATAAATTAAAAGGTAAATTCAAAAGCGATAAAGAGTTGATGACTTACCTAAACAATCATCCTGATGGTAAAAAGATTTTATCAGGTATAGGGTTTCGTATTCCTACACAAGCTACCTCTTCTATAGATGTGTTTGTTGTTAAAGGATTCCTTCCAGCATACATGGGAACAACAGTTATTGTTCCTTCAGAGATTACAACTAAATCAGGATCTGACTTTGATATTGATAAATTGAACATGTACCTTAAGTCTATATACATAGATGCGAAAGGAGATATTCAATTAGTATCATACAAAGGATCTGAAGAAGCTACAAAAGAATTCTATAGCAAAGTTTACGATGATACAATCAAAGCAGAGATTGAGAAAATAAGAAAAAGTGACAACTATAGAGAAGACTTGTACAAGATATTAGATACATTAGAAACAAACAGTCTTCTAAGTAAAGAACAGAAGAAGTTCTATGATACGCATGAGACAGTTATTAATGAAATAATTTCTCAAGCTGATGATCTTGATATGATTCCTTCAGAATACATACTCAAACAAATAACAAATCAAGCTCAGAAAGAAGTTAAGGCAACTGAGAAGTTATTAGATAGCACATTCAAAGAAAAGTTTGTAAACGACATGTACAAAAAATCTTTGGAGAATGAGCTGTATGATTCTATGGAGAAGCTTCTAACATTACCACAAAACTTCTTACGACTTATTTCTCCTGTAACAGATGGAGGACTTTCTAAAGTTGCAGATGAGATGGATGCACTTGTTGGTTATGATGAGTCAAAAATTAAAAACAGACTACTTAGTAGAACATACATGACTACTCTTAGACATCAATACTTGATTGCTAAGAAATGGGTAGGTATTGCTGCTACAAACATTACAGGAAACTCTAATGCACAGAAGAGCAAAGTGATCATAGACTTAGATAGAGTTTATAATAGACTAAACTACCAAGACCAACAAGTATTGTATAATGATAAAATACTTCTTCCACATAACACTGTGGATGTGGATGGTAAGTCTTATGCAACTATATCAAAAATAAAAGTAGCTAATTCTGATAAATACATTTCTGATAGACTTTCTGGATATGCTACATCTTTTGTGGATGTTGCAAACAATCCATTCATCATGAAGATTGTTAAATCTAATTTGATTGTAAGCACATTCATGTTCTTAGAAAGAATTGGTGCAGGAGAGCACACTATATTCTTCTTGAATCAACCAATCATTGCAGAGTATTTGAAGTATCTTGACAATATAGATTCTAAATCATTATTCAGTAGAGGTAATATAGATAACTTCACTACGTCATTTTTCATGGATAAAAATGTATCTAGTGAAATAAAACCTATACAAGGAAATGAATTCTATGATCTTGATAACTTGAAACAAAACATCAAGGATTATTATGCTACAGATGGTAAAAGCTTAACTCCTGAAAAGGCACGTGAACAAAATTTAATCTTTGATGAGTTCTTGAAATATGCTAAGATGGCAGAGCACTTGTTTGACTTTAGTCAAGCTACTAACTACGATACAAGTAGATTTAGAAGTGGTGAATCATTTCGTAGAAAGAGACTAAGAACACAAATTGCAAGAGAGAAAAACATATTTACATCTGTTGATAATTTATTCAAATCAACTTTTCTTGGTAAACAAAAAGACCTAGTTGAAAAGAGTATGCAAAGTATGGGAGCTATCTTCAAACTTGAAGAAGATAGATTCTCAATCATTACAGACTCTGTATTAAGACCTTTCCAAGAAAATAAATATTTAAGTAACGATGACTTTGACACTATTGCTAGCAAAGTGAAAGCATCTTTCTTAGACTATATAGTTCAAGTTAAATTAGGAATGAACACTCCTGCATTATTGACTGGTGAGAATTCTGTTGCTAGTCAATTATTAAAAGCAAGAGAGGCAAACAAAGATGTTAAGATATTACATGATCTTGAACCAACCTTGTCAGATAGAATAGATGGTGCAAAAAGCATTAGACTAAGAGCTAATTTAAAAGAAGCTAGCGATGAGAATTTGTTTATTGAGATGATGAGAGAGTTGAAAGAAATCAACCCTACATTATTCAATAACATAATCAAAGTTGCAAGACTGCAAGGTTCATACCAATCAGCTATCTCGATAAACAATGTTATGCCTGTAGATGATTTTGCTGAAGATATTAAGGGCATCTTTAATACGTTGGTTGCTTCAGATGATATTAGAGCTTTTAAAAATGGCTGGTTCCAAAGAAACAATTGGAAAGATGACGCTATTTTCCCTGAATTAAAAAATACAAAATTTGCTTTTCCTGTAGATAATGCAGGAGCAATAGTTGATGAACCTATAGGAGAAGATCCATATGGAAATTTAATTTATCAATATACGTCTAATTTGTTTCCATACATTCCAAGTTTAGGAGTGGATGCAAGTAACAGAGGAATTCTTTTACTACATAGTAAGTATGACACATTTAATGGAGCTAATGAAGACTATTTAAAAGTTCCTAGAGTTGTACAACTACCTGGAACAGAAGAACAAATTGACCTTACAACAGGACAAACACTTGTTAAGGCTGCATTCAGAGCAAGAAAGAATGCTGGTGACTTGTCACTAAGAGATATGTTTGGATATCAAAAAGTAAAATATCCTGATGGAACGCCATTGGTTACAGGTAAAGGTGAATATGTTTACAAAATCATAAACCTTTATGGTGATGGTGCATTGTTCTCTGAATACAAGTTGGACTACACACCTTCTGAGATTGACAATGGTACAATGAAAGTTAAACAGGAATTGAATGACATAGATATCATTGAGTACTATGGTGGTAGAGTAGTTGCTGCTCCTACAATTCAAACATTCAGTTCAGAAACTGAACAGCTGTACAGTCAAATGGGTAACATAACTCAATCTGAAAATGTAGTGTTACCAGGAGTAGGTAATTTAGCTGATGTTACATATGAAGGTAAGAACTTCTGGAGTGAAATAGTGCCTGAAGCAAGAAACTGGTATGAAAATCCTAGCAATCCTATCATCATTGCATATAGAGGAAATCGTAAAAAATCATTCCTTGAAAACTATAAAAGTAATACTATTGGAAATCCATTTGATTGGCAAAAAGAATATGGAACAAGAGACCAACAAGGTGTTATATCTACTAAGAAGTTCATCGAGTGGTTGATTACAGGCAATAACTTTGGAGAAGAGAATGCTACAGAAGCATACAGACAAGCATTGGTTAATGATTTCAAATCAGGTAAATGGAAAAATAATGTAATCCTATACTACCAAGAGAAAAATTATGCAACTCATGCTACAGCTTTAGATTATTTGATAAACAAATATAATTGGAATAGTAGTGAGCAATCTGCAGAAGAAGAAATTACACCTGAAGAAAATTTACAGTTTGAAATAAATAATCTTATTCAACGAATAGCTGAACTACAAGAAGTACAGAAAGAACTTAATACTAATAATCTAGAAACAATTGTATTAAACAATCTGCCTCTAATAACTCCAGACTCTGCTAGAAAAGAAACTGGTATGAAAACTGGAACTAAAGCAGATATCAAATACACATTATTGAGTGGTAGTGGAGTTACTGTTGATCGAGCTGCTCACAATATATGGCAAAACAATTTTGGAATTGATTCTAACGTCACCACGCAAGACATAAGAGATATTATTATTGATATACTATCTTCAGGAAGTAAAGCTAACTACGCTGCTGAAATCAATACATCTAGTGAAGTGCGTCAATTAAAACAAGACTTGAGAGATTTACAAGATGAACTCTCTTCAATGAAAAAAGCTAAACGTGCTGAGAAAGCAACGAAGCCTGCTTCAAAACAATTGAATTTATTTGCAGAAACATTTGATGACATAAAAGATTTTGATCCTAAAAGAAAAGAAGAAATTTTAACTAACTTTGCTGATAAACATAAAATGACTATTGCACAAGCTAAAGAATATATTAACAATGGACTTGCTGTAAATAGAGAAGAAGTAATCAACAAACTTAAAGACTGTTACTAATGGCTTGTATAAATCCAAATGATCCAGCATACCAAGAAATCTTGGCTAGAGTAGGTAATCCTATTCTAGCTGAGATTGAATTTGATAAACAACAACAGATTAAGTCAGGTGTAGAGAAACTGTTTGAGTCTAATCCTGAATTAGCTAATCAAGTATATGATGCTTCAGGGTTTCAAGTTAATGCAATAGAATCAAATATAGAAAATGCAACAATAGGAATAACCTCACAACAAAAAGAACAAGCTATACAACAATACTCTCAATACTTAAACTCTATATTTCCAGATAGTAAAGTGAAGGATATTGTTTATCATACAACATTTAAAGAATTTAAAGGGGATAAATTTAATAAACCATCTGAAGAATCTTTAACTAAAGGGGCAGATGATGGTATTTATTTTAGTAAAAATCCAAATTATTACACTAGTGAAGGAAATAAAATTGCAAGTATTTTAGAGTTAAAAAACCCAATGAAATATAGTCATGGAGTTTTTATGAACGCTATAGATGCTTCTGGTTATAGACAAGTAGAAGGTTCTGATGGTTTTATTACATATTTAAAAGAATATGGAGCTGATATAAATGCTGTTAAACCTCAATTTCCAGATATTGACCCTAATGATTTTTCCAAAGAAGAATTGGAAGAAATAGAAAATAATTATGAAAAAGAATTAAATGCTTGGAAAGATTTAGTAAATAAAGAGGAATTAGTATTTGCAACAGTATTTGAACCAGAACAAATTCATATATTAGGAACTCAGAAAGACATGAATGACTTTAAAGATTTCCTAAATGATGAACAACCTCTATACCAATTATCTGATTCAAAAACAATAAGCTCTCAAGCTTCTCCTAAAACTATTGCTATTGTAAAAGACTTCCTAACACGTATTGGTGTTGATTTTGGATCAGTAAAAGAAATAGTTGTCAATGGTCAGAAGATAGATGCTAATGGTGTTGCTAGAATCACACAGGCATTAGTTCAAGTGTTGGAGGGTAAAGAAGCTACAGCACTTCCTGAAGAAGCTATGCACTTTGCTGTTGAGATTATTCAACAGACAAACCCTAAACTCTTCAATCAGTTATTAAAAGAGATAAACAGTTACTCTGTATATAACGAAGTGTTAGCAGAGTATAGCAAGAACAAATACTACCAAACAAAAGATGGTAAACCAGACATATTAAAACTAAAGAAAGAAGCTATAGGTAAAGTGTTAGCTGAAACAATAATCAATCAATCTGAAGGATTTACAGAAAGACCTGAGTTGTTAGCTAAAGTACAAACATGGTGGCAGAAAATTCTTGACATAATATCAAACCTATTTGCAAAAAGTGGATTTGATAGATTTGCTATGGACATCCTATCAGGAAAAGAGATAGGAACTGTCAATGATTTAGTGAAAACAAAGTCAGAAGAAATATATCTTCAACAAGATCCTCAGCAAAAAGTAATAGATGATTTAAAATCTACATCTGCTAAGATTGAAAAAAGAGATGAAGTTTATTACATAGATGACAAAAAGATTAACAGAAGGGTTACAGAACTTGTAGATGATTGGTATCGTAGAAGATATGGTGACAACAGTTTACTTAAGACTGAGTATCAACAAGCAGTGGATGATCTTAAAGCTGAGAAAGGAACAGCAGGGCACAATGACCTTGAACATGCTGCAAAATTATATCTTAATGAAGATGGCTCACTAAAAACTAAAGATGAGATGGATGCTGCAGAAATTGATGACGTATATCAATCTCTTATTGATCCTACTGACCAATCAATGTATCAGCTCCTTAGAACTAATATGAGACAACGATTGGAATCATTTCCATCAGGAACTAAGTTCTTACTTGAGCAAAAGATATATGATCCTAATAGAAGTATTGCAGGTACTGTCGATTTCTTAGCAATTACTCCTGAAGGTAAAGTGAGTATCCTTGACTGGAAGTTTATGAATCTAAATACAGATGCATACACTGATGTTCCTTGGTATAAAGTTTTAGCATGGCAGTTACAGATGAATCAGTACAAATTGATTCTTCAAAATGCCTATGGTGTAAAGTCACAAGACTTTCAACAAACAAGGATGATTCCTATTCAAGCAATCTACAGTGACCAGAATTCTAAAACAGGTGAGATACCAAAACTTCTTCGTATAAGAATAGGAGACGTAGATGTTAAAAACATTACAGATGACTTCTTACTTCCTGTAGCATTGAAAGATGAGAAAACAGGTAAGAGAAAGATAGATGAGTTGATAACAAAATTAAATGCTCTCTATGAAAACATTTCTGCTAAGTCAGTAACTGATGAAGAGAAGCTTGCTAAGAATGAGCAGTTGAACACTTTGTTTACAGCAATAAGACGTTTACAAATTCAACAAGATGTCACTCCATTGATCAGACAAGCTCAAGTTTTAATTGTATCTACTCAGTCCATAATTGATAAATACGAACAAAAGTATAAAGATAGAGATCCAAAAACTTTTACAAATCAAGAGATTAATGATTTTAGTGGAGAGGTACAAGATTCTCTTTCTGCTATAGATGTTTATACAAAACTTTATTCTAACTTAAAAGAAATCATACAAGACGATCCTGATTCTGCAGAATTATTAGAAGACCTTAGAAAGGTATCTGATAAAGCTATTGATTTTGAATCTGAACTTCAATACATTCTTAGGGAATTCACAGCAAATATCACAGCTAAAAAAGAAAATGTAAGTAACCTATTGTTACCTGAGAAGGTTATAAAAGGTATCACTAAACTATTCTCTACTACATCTAAACTTCAAACTAAAGCAATACAATTCATTTATAAAAAAGCCAATAAGGCATTTGGTTATTCTGCACAAGACACTCTTACAGAGAATAAAAAACTTATGGAGTTGAAGAAGAACTATGATGCATGGGCTAGATCAAAAGGACTATCTCTTAAGAATTATTTTAGCATGATTAAGAAAGCTGGTAGCAATGAGTTGATTGACCAATTTGATCCAGAATTCTATACACTTCTCAAAGATAAAACTAAGAACAAAGACTATGAGTGGGTTAGAGAGAACATAGATATTCCTGAATACAATGCGCATATTAGAGAAGAGCTTCAGAAAGAGATAGATAGACTTATAAATAAACCTAGAATTCTTACACAAGATGAGCAAGATGGTTTAGATCAATATCGTTCTTCAGGAAATGAGGTTACACTTCCTAGAGAAATACAATTAGAAATAAATACTGCTCGTGCATTATATAACACTTCTACAACAACTTCTCCAGGATGGTTATTAACTAAGCAATTGACTAAGTTTCCTAAAAAAGATAAGTGGACAACTTCTGAATGGACTGAATTAAATAAACCAGAGAATGCTCCTGCTAAAGCATTCTATGATTATATTATAGAGAAAAATACAGAGTATGCTGATTTAAATTACATTGGTAAAGGAGATGTGAACACCTTTCTTCCATTTGTAAGAAAAAGTCTTGCAGAGAAATTTATAATTGGAGGAGACATTAGACTTGGAGAACAATTCTTCAGAAGTATTTCTGTTGATGAAGGTGATATAGGATATGGTGAATTAGACAAACTAACTGGAAAACCTATCAACAAGATTCCTAAATACTTTACAAGAGAGTTAGATGGCGAAACTAGTGATGACCTTTTCAGAACTATGGCATTCTATAACGAGTCTGCTATTAGATACAAATACTTAAAAGAGATTGAGAATCAAATTAGCGCAGTGCTAGCTGTAGAAAGAAATAAACAATCTATTGCTACATCAGTATTTGGTAAATCTCGTATTGAGAATGGAGAGTTAATATACAATGATGAGAATAATGAAAACTCAAAACTTGCTGAAGCAATGATGAGAGCAATTATTTACAATCAACGTTATTTAGAAAGTGATACATTTGATCAGCTTCTTGGTAAACTTGGAAAATGGGGAGAAACATTTAATTCAAAAATGGGAGTTAAAATTTTTCCAGAAAATCTTTCTGAGAGACAGATGAGTATCAACAAGGTGATTGATCAATTAAATAATATATTCCAACTTACAACACTAGGATTGAACGTATTGTCTGCATCTTCCAACTTCTTTGGAGGTAATGCTCAGTCAATCATTAATGCTGGTATATACTTTACAAAAACAGATTACTTAGCTGCAGAAGGAATGATTTTTATGGATAAGTTTTCTAGCCAAGATCAAAAGAAAATGATTGGGGCTCTAGAATACTTTCTTCCTCTTACAGAAAACTACAACAGAGAGATTGCAAAAAGTCTATCCTTAAACAAACTTAGTCAAGAGAACATTCAGGACTTCTTAATGATCTTAATGAGAAAGACAGACCTTAATGTTCAGACAGCAAACTTCTATGCGTATTTAAAAAATTCAATTGTTGTAGATGGTAGAGTTGAGAATGCAAGAGAATACCTTAGAGCTCAACCAAAATATGCAGACAAATACAGTCTAACAGCAGAAGAAAGAAAAACATTAGAAGAAGATTTTGAGAAAGATGTTAAGAAACTTGTTGATGAACAAGGGGTATTAACTCTTGGTAAAGTAGAGAACGATGAATTTATTATTCCTGGTGTTGATAGAAAAGATGATTCTGTATTGGAATTAAGAAGAAAAGTACAACAGCTTAGTAAAGATGCTCTTGGTAACTTATCAGAAGATGATCTTAGAATGATTAACATGACTGTTTATGGAAAGTCTTTCATGATCTTCAAGAACTGGATTCCTAGACTTGCTGAGGTGAGACTTGGTAATCTTCAATATGATTCAGCTAGCGATGCGTATGAGTGGGGTAGAGTTAGAACTGTATTTAGTATTATGTCCAAAGACATATTAGGTAGTATTGGTAATCTACGTAACTCTTTAGTTGCAAATGAAAAAGGTGTTGAGTTCTTGAGAAAGTTATACGAAGAAAAAGCTCAACAACATAAACAAGAAACAGGTGAAGATTTGAATATGACTGAAGCTCAGTTTATAGATCTTGTAAGAAAGAATGTTAGAAACCAAATGTATGACGTTGTATTCTATATAACATTATTTATTCTTGTTGCAGGAATCAAAGGGCTTCCAGATGATGAAGAGGATCCAATAGTTAAGAATCAATACAAATTTATTGTAAAAGCTGCTGATAAATTCAAAGATGAGATTGCATACTTCTATGATCCAACAAGTATCTCTACCTTGTTTTCAAAAGGATTATTTCCTTCATTAGGGCTAGTGGATAACTTTACAAAACTTTTCAAAAACTTTATGATAGAGAACTGGGCACTTGCTACAGGGGATGAAGAAACAGTTAAGAAAAACCAAGTGATTAAATATTTAATGAAATCTTTTCCAATATCTAATCAAATGGTAGGATATTTGCCAATGTTTTATCCAGAGCTTGCAAAAGACATGGGAATCAAAATGCAGAAAAACTATGGTATACGATAGCTATATTATAGCATTTATTTTATATTAAAATGTAGAATAATACATATAAATTATTACATTTGCTTACTTCGAATTAATCGTTTTTATCAAGGGAGAGAGTGGAAAATTAGTTACAAACTATAACATCATTCTTAAATGAAAACATTTTTATTACAATTACTAGCAGCCTTACTTTTATTTTTTGCGCCAATTCAAGAGTTAGTTATGGTTGTAGGTTTAGCAATAATGCTGGACACATTCACAGGTATTTATAAATCAGTTAAATTACAGGGATGGAAGTCTATTCGTAGTAGAAAGTTGTCCAATATAATAAGCAAGATGGTTCTTTATGAGGTGTCAATCATCATCCTCTACCCAATCGATAAATTTTTATTGAACGAACTGTTGCTGAACATTGTTTCAGTTCAATTCTTTTCTACAAAAGTAGCATGTGTTCTTCTTATTCTAGTAGAGCTTACATCAATTAAAGAGAATATAGAAGCTGCTCTTAAGATTAATATCTGGCAGATTTTAAAAAGAACAATAAACAGAGCAAAAGAAATCTCCCATGATGTAGATGACATAGCCAACCCTAAATAATATATTATGGATAGTCTAGAAGGATTTATTCCAAAATTTTTAAAAGGAGGATGGATTGTTACGTTAATTGGTGCTGCAGGAATGATAGCAAGATTGGCTGTATCTGAAGAAGAGAATGCCATGAATACAATAATCAAGAACATATCTGCTGCAATGATTGCATCTAGCATCTCTTGGTTCATATTAGAACAGTTCGAAATTAATTCAATGATTAAAGCAGTGACATATGGACTTGTTGGATTAAACTCACCAGAACTATTAAAAGGTATAACAAAAATATCTGGTGCGTTCTCTGAAGATCCTGCAAAGTTTATAACCAATGCTAAGAAAGGTAAAGTTACATCAACTAAAAAACCTGTAAGAAAAAAACCTACAAAGTAATGAATAAGAATACTTCATTAATAGCACTAACTCTAATTATGTTATCAGTTGCAATCTATGGTAAATGGATTGAAGTGAAGATATCAGAAAACGCACGAGCTATAATAGAAGACAGATTAAAACCTCAACCATGGCTATCAAGAGCATTTGATTACTATGGTACACCAATAGAAGCAAACTTTGTAAATAAAGAATTTTCAGTTGACAAGTTAAAAGAAAATCTTGATTACATAAAAGATTGGCGTAAATCAAGAGACAGTGTGTGGTCAGCATACATTGCTACTGAAATGGTTCCTGAAGAACAGAAACTTATTGATAAAGTAAATGAGGATACAAAAGAAGTTGATGCTATCATAGAAGACATTATAGAAGATGTTGAGAACAATAGGAATTTAGAAGAAGTAGACTCTATAATTAAATCAGGTGTTATAGAAAAGAAGATAACACCAATCATGGATAACATCAACTTGTTAATTGATTTGCAATCTTCAGAAGGTGAAAAGTTAGCAGATGATATGAAGGTTACAATGTATACATTTTCAAACTTCATGATAGGAGTGTTATCGTTATCTTTTATCTTATTAGGTACATTGATATATGATTATATAAAAACAAAAAGAGAAGCAGCTAAACCTGTAAGAAAACCAAGAAAACCAGCAACAAAGAAACCAGTTAAACGTACAACCACTAAAAAGAAATAGGTAAATGGGATTTTTTAGAGAATTAGTAAGTGATGACAATTCAATAGATGAGAAAGCATTTGTTGGGGTCATTTCATTTTTTGCAATGGTATTTACATTGTTAGTAGATGTAATTACAGGCATCTTTGACAAGGAGTTAATCATCAAACAATTTATCTTTGATGGATTTATGACTCTTACAATGATCTGTTTTGGTATAGCCACAGCAGGTAAAGTATTTAGTATGAACAAACAAAAGAAAGAACAAGATGCAACTGAGTAAACACTTATCATTAGCTGAAGTTACAAGAAGTGATTCAGCAAAAAGAAAAGGAATTAGCAATATGCCAACTCCAGAACACATTGAAAACTTTAAGCTATTAGCTGAAAAAGTATTTGAACCTATTAGAGAACACTTCAAGGTTCCTATTCACATCTCGTCAGGGTACAGAAGCAAGGCTCTCAATACTGCTATTGGAGGGAGTTTGTCCTCACAGCATTGTTCTGGTGAAGCGATTGATATCGACATGGATGGTAGTGCAAGTGGTGTTACCAATAAGCAAGTTTTTGATTTCATTAAGCAACATCTAAACTTTGATCAAATGATTTGGGAATTTGGTACAGATTCTAACCCTGACTGGGTTCACGTATCATACGAATCAACTGGTAAACAACGTAAGCAAGTTTTGAAAGCAATTAAGCAAGGTGGAAAAACAAGTTATGTACCATATAAGTAAGTTCATAAAACAACAATGGTTAGGAACCATTCTAATTATATTATTCATTCTGTTTTTGGTTTATGGAATAGGACAGAATAGTGAATTAGAAAAAGAAAAGCAACGTCTTGAAAAAGAGATTGAAGTGCTTGAGCAAAAGGAAGAACTACACTGGAATAAACTAGATAGTTTAAAAGTTAGCGAAAACACTATAATCAAAAAGGAAAAAATATTAATACAAATACAACATGACACAATTAAGATTATTGATACTATGTCTGTTAGTGAGCTTCAAAAGTATTTCACAAACAGATACAATCAAAAAGATAGTATTAGATGAGAGAGTTGGTAGAGAAGTTGTTAAAGACCTTGTAAGAGGAGATATTTGTAGACAACTTTTAAATCTTGCTCAAGAGAAGAACGATGTTCTTAAAAAACAAAACGCTGAGCTATACTCAATCATTGCAATTAAAGATAGCATCATCTCTAAAAAAGATGAAATAATCACTATACAAGACAAAGCTATTGGCTGGTGGAAGAAACCTGAACTTCATGGATACTTAGGAGTTCAAAGTGCAAACGCTAGTATAGTTAATCCATATTTGTATGGAACATTACTACTTGAATTTCCTAAATTTAGTTTAGGAGCACAATACTTTGTACAACCAAACAATCCATCAGGGTATGGATTCATTGCAGAATATAACTTATTTTAAAACCAATGGCAAAAGTAACCAACACAGTAGAAAAGATTTCAAAACCTAAAGTGGCTAGACCAGGTGTGCATGCTAAGAGCAAAACATCAAAGTTGAAATCTAGCAAACTATACAAGAAATTAAATAAAGGACAAGGATAATGGATTGGCAATTAGAAATATCATTTCATTGGCCACACGATAGACTAGCAATAGGATGGGAAGTCCTATATCCTGATGAGAAATACGAGTATACCTCGTACGTTCTCTTTCTTGGTTTCATAACAATAACATTAGATATAAATTAATATCTTTGATAACTAATAAATTATAAAGAAATGGGAATACCAAATAGACAAATAGGTTGGGACCAACAGTCAAACTTATTATGGCAACTTCAAGCACAGCTTAATAAATTAGGCAAAACAATGAGTCAATGCTGTGGATCTTCTACAGCTGCAGGTTGTATTAGTTTTACTGATATAACTTGGGAAGCATTCATCACTGCTGTTAATGCAGGGACTATTGCAGATTGTTACTACAACATTACAAACAGACCTAACTCAGGTACAGATCCTTTATACGTCCTTGTTGAAAAAGGACTTCCTAATTTTGATAATGAGGTGAGAAGATCAGAGCAAGCAACAAGTGCTTTGTGTATTACAACTGATCAAGGAGTGGGATGTTTCAATGTATATGCTGAAGAAGAAACTATTTCTTTTGATTATGTAGAAAATGCTGTAGTCTATCCTATTGGATTAAAAGACTGTTCTATTTTTGCTGAAGGTGACACTGTTACATTTACAAGTTTTCAAGCTCCTTTTCCTACATATACAGGAGTTATACATTACACTTATAATGATCCTAAAAAAGGATGTGAAACATTTTTTCAAATAACAGGAGGAACAGGTCCTATACCACCAAGTCCTCTTAACCCTGATGGGAATTTTAGTAATGGTGTAGACAATACAAATGGAGTATTATTTGCAGCTGAAGCAGATAAAAATTGTGATCCTTTCCCAACACTATCTGTAGGAGATTCAATTACGTCAAATACAATTAATGGTCTTATACAAGCAACAATAACAAGTATATCAGGAACAACAGTTACAATAGCTCCTACATCAGGAGATTGGACTGGTGTCACTGTATTTTATATAGGGGATAATCAATTTTGTTTATTTGTAACAACAGCTCCTATTACAACAACTAGTATACTTCTTACACCAGATCCTGTATGTTTTGATTTTAATAATCTTCTTGGACAAGGAGTTTATTTGAATACATTAATGCAAGCTACAGATGGTTTGATTTATGGCACATTAGCACAAGTTAATAATTCTAGAGGACAACTTGCTCAGGGTCAATTATTCTCTATGGATCCTGTTACAGAACAAGTGACAATATTGTTTAACTTTGATGATTATAATACATATGGTGGTTATCCTAATGCAGGAGTTGTTGAAATAGCAGGAGAATTATATGGTACATGTAATGGTGGTGGTAGTGGTGTAAATCCTGGTGGAACTATATGGAAATGGAATATAGCAACAAACACGCTCACTGTATTACATACTATAGATGCTAATAGTCAAGAAGGATTATATCCTTATGGAACATTACTATATACAGGAGGAAAACTATATGGAACTTGTGAGAATGGAGGATTTAATGATGCTGGAACATTATTTGAATTTGATCCTATAGCTAATACATATACAGTTTTAAATTGGTTTGCTAATAATGGAGATGTTGCTAATCCACAAGGACCATTAGTAGAAGTTATTCCTGGAGAGCTATGGGGAACTTCTTATGGAGGTGGAACTAATAATCTTGGTACAGTGTTTAAATATACACTTAGTACAGGAAGTGAAGAGGTAGTTGTAAATCTTGATGACATTTCTGTATCAGGAGAATACATAGGTGCTAGTGGAGGAGTGATGTTGGCCAGTGATGGTAATGTTTATTTCAATACAAATTATGGTGGGGATAATGATAATGGAACATTGTGTCAAATTACAGACATCTCTACATCTCCATCACTTAATGTTGTATATAGCTTTGATGTAGATTATGGATATGGAGATGCTGTATGTCCTGTAGAAATAGCTGGTAATTTGTATGGATGTACAAATGATACAAATGGACCAATATTTATTGGTGAGTGTAATCCTCCATTGGGAAGTATTTATAAATATGATCTTAGTGTGGGTATATTTACAACATTATATACATTTAATGCTCAAATTGATGGTGGTTCTCCATATTTAGGACAACTTCTTCCACTTGGAGATGTATTGTATGGAATGACAAATCAAGCACCAAGTGGTAAAGGATGTCCTATAGGTCAATTTGGACAAATATTCAAGTACAATCTTACAACAGAAACATATACAAACATTCAAGCTTTAGGAGCTCCTGTTTCTACTCCTGCTGAGGTGGCAGAATCTATTTGTGCTAGCATTGTAGATCCTGGATATACATGTACTACAGTGGGTGGATGTCTTTTTGTTTCAGGAACACAGTTTGGAAACGAAGCAGGTCAAACATTAGTGGTTAGAACTATTGTTACGTTTATAGGTAATTTAGATGGATGTACAGCACCTACTGTTGGACAGCTTTTATATAATGATATTACAGGTGATTTAATAGGAACTGTTATTAGTTTTGTTGATGATGATCCATTTACAATGGAAGTGGAATTAAATGATAATGCTAATCCTGGATATACTAGTTTACCATTCGATGGTTACATAGAAGGAGTTGGATGTGTATTTCCAGTGCTGAGAGTAAATGGAACAATCCTTGACTACACTGTTCAACCTTTTGAAGGAGGAAAAGAACCTGTTAACAGACCTTGTTATTACAATGCTACATACGATGTAATCACAGACTATCCTCTTTCACAACCACATACAAAAGCAGAAATAGACTATCTTGTAAATAACAACTTGTTAGTGCCAGGTGCGTTCTATCACATCATGGATGTGGATAAGTTCTTGTATGGAGGAACACAGATTGTAATTCAAGCAAATAGTCATCATGCATTTAATGATACAGCAATGGGCTTGTTCTACAATCCTAAATATGATCAATCTGTAGCAGGATTTGGAATATATAATAGTGATATAGAGTATTCTATTGGAGACACTGCTATATGGGGAGGACTTGTTATAACATATGCTGCAGGTGGTTCTATAGGTAATGCATCTCCATATAATCGAGAATATGGCCAATGGACATTCCCTGGTAAATTCAAAGTGTTTGTAGATGATGCTTCAGTTTTCACTGCAGGTGAAATTGTTTATGATCCTAATAATCCTAATAACTCAATGCTTATTACAGAAGTGGGAGCTGATTACATTATTGTATCATGTCCTCCATTATTCTTAGCATTTGCTACATTTATTGTTAATGGTGTTGATTCAGCTGGTATTACATCTATAGAACTACACGAATCATTCTACAGCGATCTTATTTACAATGCTGTATGGGATGAAATAACATATGATTATGCACATGATTTCATTAGTTCTAGAAAAGACAATGCTGGAAATGTTGTAGAACAATCTTGGAATAATTATAAATTATGGAATAAAGGAATTCCTACATGGAGAGCCATTGCAGGATTCCAATGGGGTAACGAATATGCATATAATGTAGATCTTGATGATACTGTTGGAATGTATGGGAATAAAATAACTGAAAGTTATGTAGAAGTTATTAATTTTACATTAAGTCTTTTTACAAATAACATTTTTGAAAGTTCTAGATTTTTAAATAATATATTTGACAGAAATGGAGGTTCAATTTTCTATAACATTTTTCAAAATGAGTCATATGTAGAAAATGTTGAATTTATTAACACTCCTGGTTTTAATAGAAATGTTTTCAATAGTTCTAATTTAATAGATTCTACAATTGATGGTAGTAATTTTTCAGATAATACATTAAACAATAGTGGCATTGAACAAATTCCTTCTGGTGGGACAACAAGTTTTGCAAATAATGCTGTGAAAGGTTCACAGCTAGATTTATCAACACAAACAGGAAACATAGAACGTACAAACTTTGATTATGTCATCTTAAATGATGACATATCTGCTGCTTCAAGAATCTATCAAACTACATATGCTAAAGAAGTGGTATCAAGCAATGGTGCAGGAAACTTTATTAAATATGTAAGTGCTACAGGTACATACATAGTTGCTGCTGTAACAGTATAACAATAAATATAAAACAATATGAAAAAGATTCAACGCACAACAGACAATAAATATCTTGTATCATTCTTTGAGGATGTATGGACAGATAACATTGAAGAAGCAAAAGTTTTTAATCGCTCTGGAGAATCTAGAGTTACAATTATGAAACTTTCAGCAAGACTTGGTCGTGATAAAATTAAAGAAATCGAACTATGATAAGTCGTGAAATAGGTTGGAGTAACCAAAACAATCTTACGTTTGGTATCATTCAACAAGTAAACAAAATACAGAAAGAGGTGTGTTGTAATTGTAATATTTCTACAACTACAACCACCACCACTGTGTTTCGTAACTTTGATGTTACAGCAGATTGGAGTCTTTCTGTTCCTGCTGTTACAAGTCCTGCTACATTCAAGACATTCTTGGAAAGTGGACAAGATGGTGATGGGAATACTAATAGCTTAACAGGTGTTGTAATCACTGACTTCTTACTTGTAGGAAATAGATTGAGATGTAATGTTTCTTCTACTGGAGGATTTAATTTAGGATTTGCATTCATGGGTGTGACAGATGTTACATCATTTGGAAACCTACAAATGAACAATAGTTTAAATTTATATGGTAATAACATTTCATCTGTTGACAATACATCTTGGCCAATTGGTGTAACTAGTATTGATTTAGGTGATAATAGTATTACATCATTTGACAATGTTACATGGCCTAGTTCACTTGCTGGTTATTTAGGACTATATTCAAATGCTTTAACATCATTCAATCCTGTAACTCCTTTACCAAATACAATAACTGAACTAGATTTAAGTAACACTTTCATTACATCATTTGATGATGTTGTTTGGCCAAGTGATTTACAATATTTATACTTATATACCACTGCAATTACTTCTTTTGATCCATCTACAGCTCTTTCTAGTGGATTACAAACTTTAGATTTAGGTGGCAACGCATTAACAAACTTTGACCCTAGCATTGCTTTACCTAGTTCATTACAGTATTTGTATTTGTCTAGCACTAATTTAACATCATTTGATCCATCAATTGCTTTACCAAGTTCATTATTGGCTTTATATTTATATAATAATACTCTACTAACATCATTTGATCCAAGTATAGCTCTTCCTAATTCATTACTAACTTTAGACTTAAGTGATAGTTCATTAACATCTTTCACTCCAAGTTTACCATTGCCTAGTTCATTACAAAATTTATATTTAGCAAATAACCAAATAGTTACATTTGATCCAGCATATGATTTACCTATTGGAGTAACACAGTTACAATTACAAAGCAATCAGATAGTAAACTTCACTCCAAGTAATTCACTTGGAAGTGGATTGCAATATTTATATTTACAAAATAACCAAATAGTTAATTTTGATCCTGGCGTAGCATTACCAAGTTCATTGATCCAAATATATTTAAACAGTAATCAAATAGTAAACTTCAATCCAAGTATTGCTTTACCAGTTACTGTATCAAATCTTGAAATTTATTTAGGTCAAAATCAAATAGTGAACTTTAATCCAACAATAGCATTACCAAGTGTATTGACAGGTTTATATTTAGATGGTAATCAGATAGTAACATTTAATCCTACTAATCCTTTACCAAATTCATTGATATATTTATCTCTGAATAACAATCAAATGACAACTGCTGGATACACAGGATCAGAACCATGGGCTAACGCTATGAGTGTAATACCTGGACGTGGTAATGTATATATTAGTGGTAATATAGATACTGTTTCAGCAACAAACTTGGAAACTATTTTAACAGCTAAAGGCTGGACTGTATATCCATAACACCAAAACATAATAAACACACAACAATAAATTATAATAAACCAACTACATTATGAAAGATTTGAAATTTATCTGCGCACAACCAGATGACACTTACTACACATGGCAAGTACACCTTTGGTTAGAAAGCTTAAGAGAAATAGGACATTCAGATAAAGCCATCGTGCTTATTTTTATTCCTAGTTATAGAGAACAAAATAAGAAGTGGGACCAAATTATAAGTCTATATCCAGAAGCTGAATTCAACTTCTACAAAGATGTAGATAACGTAAGTCAATTATTAGGAATATACATTCCTGTTCTTCGTCCTTACGTTCTTTGGAAATACTTTAAAGAGCATCCTGAAATGAGCGATAAAGCAGTCTTTTATTGTGATTCTGATATTCTCTTTACACAGGAATTCAGTCTTGATAAGTTCTTAGAGGATGATGTGTGTTATCTTTCAGATACAAACAGTTACATTAGTGCTAAGTATTTTGACAGTAAGATTAATCAGGTGTTACCTGAGAAACTAGAAGAATACAAAACAAGAGATATTCTTGGTGAGATAGCAAGTGTTATTGGTATATCAAGAGAAATTGCAGAAGCAAACAATGATCATTCAGGAGGAGCACAATACTTCTTAAAGAATGTAGATGCTAACTTCTGGAGTAAAGTGATGAATGATTGTATTCTCATAAGAACCTATTTACAAAAAGTGAATAGAGAATTCTTTAAAGATGAGAATGCAGGGTATCAAAGTTGGTGCGCAGATATGTGGGCTGTTCTTTGGAACCTATGGTTGAGAAACCAAGAAACTAAAGTGGTTGAGGAACTTGCATTTGCATGGAGCCCAGACCCAATTAAAAAACTAGAGACACATACAATCCTACATAATGCAGGAATCATTGGAACATCACAAGATGGTTATGCATGTTTCTATAAAGGGAAATATCATACAGGACAAGATCCTATGTTAGATCCACATTTAGATGTAGTGTTGAATGATGAGAAATCAAAAACAAGATGCACATGGTATTATGCCAGTAAATTGAATTTATTAAAACATAAATATAAACTTAAATACTAAAAATTATGACACCAAACAAACGTGACTTAAAAGCGTATGCTCGCTTTGATGGAACTGGACGTATCGTCCCAGGAAGCTTAGTGCTTAGACGTAATGAGCCTAAAGTAGGAAATTGGCAGGAAATTCAAGCATATGAATGCTGTAATCCAACTACCACAACAACAACAACTGTAGCTCCTACAACGACTACAACAACAACTGCACTAGTATAATGGCAACAAACAATAGACCTCTGAAAGCATATGTAAGATTTGATGGATCTGGCAGAGTTGTTGCTGGAAGCTTAATTCTTAGAAAGCAAAAGCCTAAAGTGGGTAAATGGCAGGAGATTCCTGCTTATGAGTGTTGTAACCCAACAACTACTACTACAACCACTGCTCCAGTATAATGAAACTTCCATTAATTCCTTTAGATAAGGCAAACCATATTATATATGGACTTGTAATATACATCATAGCCAATTTGTTTGTTGAAAACATCTTGGCTTTTGGTGCAGTTGTATTATTTGGTGCAGGAAAAGAGTTGTACGATTACAAAAGTTATGGTAAATTTGATGTGTTAGATTTACTAGCAACTGTTTCTGCAGCATTACTATTAACAATTTTATATTAAAACAAACACAATGGCATTAAAATCTTTATTTCCTGAAGACATGATGAAATCATCAGGAGCAGAAATGACACTAGAAAGTGTAGCTGCAAAACTTACATATTTCCATGAGCAATTACATTTGTTGCACTGGCAAACTACAAGTTATGCAGAGCATCAAGCTCTTGGATCATTGTACGATTATGTACATGATTTCAAAGATGGTGTAGTTGAGAAACTCATGGGCTATATGGGAAAAAGACCTTCTGTATATAAGATTGATCCTCTTACAAATTGTACAGCTATGTCTTGTGTAGAATCTCTTTGCAACTTTGCATCAGAATTAAAAATGTATGGAGAGAGAAACTCATTCCACGACATTTGCAATCTAGCAGATTCTCTATCAGGAGAAGCAGCAAAAACTAAATTCCTACTAACATTGTCATAAATGCAAGTGAACAAAAAATTCTTCCCAAAGGTGATGCAAGACAACGACACGTTGTACCTTGCTCATCTCGAGGGAATAATTAATTCTGTAGATGAGCTATCAAGTCTCGAAATAACAAAGAACACAAACTCTTACAGGTTTCGATTAGCTCCAAGTCTCCCAAAGTATATTCCTATGCTTTTAGAGGAGATATTAAAATTCCATAACATGTTTAGAATAAAGCTTGATCTTTCTAAATCAATAAAAAGTTCTGGAACAATAGTATTTGAAATAACATTAAACGAAGAATAAAATGGCAACATTCATTAAAGCAGGTTTCTGGGAACAACTTTGTGTTCCATGTAAGGGATACAAAGGCTGGCTAAACCTTGATGAACTCATTAAGAAGTTAGCTAGTACAGTGGTTGGCCCACAAGGTCCTCAAGGAATCCAAGGAGTTCAAGGCCCACAGGGTGTTGAAGGTCCACAAGGAATTCAGGGAGAAACAGGTGCTGCTTTAACAGTGTTAGGTTCTTATCCTGACCTTCCTTCATTTTTAGCTGGTGCTGGTGGATCTCCTGGTACTCCAGGTACAGCATGGATTATAGAATCAGATGGTTCTTTATATGTATGGAACACAGCTACTACTGCTTGGGAAGATGTTGGTGACCTTCAGGGTCCACAAGGTATACAAGGAATACAGGGGCCTCAAGGAGAACAAGGTATTCAGGGGATACAAGGTATCCAAGGACCTGCTGCTCCTTCTACTAGTTTGTTTGCTCAAACAGCAAACTCAACTCCTGTAACAGGAACTATTGTAGAAACAACATTAATAGGTGCAGGTGTAGGAACTTTATCTGTTCCTGCTAATGGATTTCAAGTGGGAGATAGCTTTAGAGCTGTCTTTGGTGGTGTTATGAATGCTGCAAATAATCAAACTATTAGAATTAAATTAAAAGCAGGAGCTGTTATTCTTCTAGATAGTGGTGCACAAGATCTTGGAAGTGCTGTTATAGATGATGTATGGAGTCTAAATGTTGATTTTACAATTAGACAAGTTGGAGCTGCTACTGTAGCTTCTATTGTATCATTAGGGTCTTTTCATTACACAAAAACTAATAATGCTTCTGTTCAAGGATTTGGTTTTAATGTTTTAAACAATACAACATTTAACACAACAATTAGTAACACATTAAATGTAACTGTACAATGGGGAAGTACTAATGCTGGTAATTCTATATACAGTGATATTTTCATATTAAACAAAACGTACTAAATAAATTTGTACAAGTAAAAATACTTGTATACATTTACTGATCATTTTAAAAACCAACACATTATGGCACAGTACGATCCAAACAAGAGATACTCTTGGGGACCTGAAGACAAATTTGAACTAAATGGAGCTCAATTTGGTCTAATTTTAAACACATTGCGAAGCATTCTGAACACAGAAGAAGCTGCAAAAATTATTTTAGCACAACAAGCTAACGCTGCAATTGAAGCTGTAATGGCTATTGCTGTTGAAGCTGACATTGTGAAGGAAGCTCCTACTGTTGAAGCTCCTCCAATGGAGAAGTTGTAAAACACAATGTGTGGTTGGGTGATTAAGAACCACATATAGATAATCAAAGCACTTCTCTATGAGAATATATGAACCTAAGAATAGAATAGATGTTATAACACCCAAGGGAGAGGGATCGATCATGTTTATTACTGATTATGGATATGAAACAGACACCATCTATACAATTATAATTAATTCAACTGGGGAACTATGGCAGTATACCCATCGTGATATAATCGTTAAACCCAATATAACATTTAAACGCTATGGCAAAAATTAAAAAATCTTCAGTAAAAAATATTTCTGCTGGACCTTCTAAAAAAACTCCTATTGCCCCTAAAGTAGATCCTAAAGGTGCTTACACAAAAGTACAAGAACGTACACTTGGAAAAATGAAGTCAGGTGGTAAAATGAAAAAGAAGTAATCATGGCTAAGGATGGCAAATGGATGCAAAAAGCTACTGCTTCTATTAAACGTAGAGGGACAAAAGGTAAATGTACACCAATCACTAAACCTGGTTGTACAGGCAAAGCCAAAACTCTGGCTAAAACATTTAAGAAAATTGCTAAATCTAATAAGAAGAAATAATGGCTAAGATAACCAAAGTTCCAAATGGTCCCCTCATCAAGAAAGATGGTACTTCCTTGAGAAGAGGTGGTGTTGTTAAAAAGGCACAGAATGGTGATTCAACTAGTGCTGCTACAATGACTCCTTATATGATTAAAAGAGCAGCTCAACAAAAAGTGAAAGATGCTAATATAAGAAAAAGAGATTCTGTTCTTCAGAGAAATGCAAATGTTGCAGGAATATCTAGAGAAGAATTAAGAAAGCAACAAGCAAAGAACGATAAGAAACCTGACGCTCAGTCTTATGAATGCAATGGTCCTAATTTTTCATCTACTAGTTGTCCTATAAGTAAAGCTGCTGCTAAACAAGAAAAAAGAGATTGGAAAAAAAGAAAGAATGGTGGTCCTGTTAAGAAAGCTAAGTCTGGTGCAATGATAAAACGTGCAGATGGTTCATATTCTAAACGTGGATTGTGGGACAACATCAGAGCTAATAAAGGTTCTGGAAAGAAACCTACAGCTGCTATGTTAAAACAAGAGAAAAAGATTAAAGCTAAATCTAAGAAATAATGGCAACTCCTGCATGGCAAAGAAAAGAAGGAAAGAATCCATCAGGTGGATTGAATTCCAAAGGTGTAGCAAGTTACAGACGTGCTAATCCTGGCAGCAAACTAAAGACTGCTGTAACAACTAAACCCTCTAAACTTAAACCTGGAAGTAAAGCTGCTGGTAGACGTAAGTCTTTTTGTAGTAGAATGTCAGGTATGAAGAAGAAACTCACATCTGCTAAAACAGCAAAAGACCCTAATTCAAGAATCAATAAATCTCTACGTAAGTGGAATTGTTAAACAATTAAAAACATAAATCATGTCACAACCTAAAAAGAAAGTGGTAAAAAAACCAGTGAAAAAACAATCACATCCTTCAGATGATTATAAAAATATGATAAATCCTGCTACAGGTAAAAAAGGTGGTGTAGGTGGTGAAGGAACAACTCCTCCATTTGGACCAATCAAAGAAGGAACTAGATATTATGATATGGATAAACAAAAGTATTCATATAGAAAGAAAACTGATCCTCCTATTAAAAAACCATCTATGAAAATGGGTGGTAAAATGAAAAAAGCTCAAAATGGTTTAGGAATGAAATCTGTTAAATCTGGATTTGATAACAATTCTGGAGTAACAAGAGCTGATTTTGTTGCAATAGGCAAAGGTAAAGCTAAGTCTGGTACTAAGGTAAAAAAAGCAATGATGGGCACTATGGCTAAACCTATGATGAAGTCTGGTGGCTCAATGAAGAAATGCAAATATGGCTGCAAATAATATGACATCAGGCAAAGCTAAGAAGTCAGGTGCACCAAGAAAAGCTCCAAAGGTTGGAATTCCTAAGAAGGATAAACCATTCTCAAAAATGAAAAGCATGGATGATAAAGCTATAAGAAAATCTCCTATGCAACCAATGAAACAAAAGAGACTCTCTAAATAATAAAAGCCCCAATCAAGGGGCTTTTTTATTTTTTTATTCCCCAAAAGTAGAGATCTGTATCTCCTCGTTCAAGAGTTAATGATGATGATTCAAACATTTCCTCTGGAAGAACAGATCTAAAATCTTCTTTAGATATATTTCGATAGTGCTCTAATGTAAACTTACTATCTTGAGGAGTATGATTATTAGTACCATGTTCTTGTCTATTAGGACCAGCACATGTTAATATAAATAATCCTTTTGGTTTTGTATTTTTATACATTTGTAAAAGAGCTTCATCCCATTCTTTACAGTGTTCTAACATCTCTGATGATATTACAACATCATATTCATTCTCTCTAGAAAAGTCAACAATTGATATAACCATGTCAACTCCTGGAGCTTTTCCAAGATCAATACCAAGATAATCACAGTTTTGAAAATGTTTTCTAACTGAACCATTAATATCTTGACTACCTACTTCTAATACAGATTTTGTATTAAATAAATCAGGAAAAAGTTTTTTTACTTTAATTACAAAGTGATCTATTTCTGGATGCATATTATTTATTTATAAATTCAGTTAGCATTTTACTATAATCTTTCTTCCAATTAGGATTTAGATTAACTTCTCCTGTAGGAATCTTACCTTGTATTCTCAAGTTTTCTATGTGGAGACTGTGTCTTTGTATTACATTAGGTTTACCAGCCACATCGTGACCTTGTCCACTCATGTGATAACCACGTCCACCCCACATATAGAACCAACTAGCATCTTCTTCAGGCATCTCAACAAAGAGTCTTCCTCCATGTTTGTGTAGTCTTTCAATGAATGTCATGTCATATCCTGCATTCTCTATTGGATGTCCTCCAATAGCTTCCCATGCAGACTTTCTAAAAACAATTCCTGAATTCCCAAGCCAACAAATATCTGTAATCTTTGGTTCATTATAAAGAACACCAGTTTTCCAGTGCATAATGTTCACATCATCTGTAAAATGTTTGTATACATTATCTACATGATTAGGTAGTGCAACATCATCATCGTCCCATTGACAGATGATTTCTCCTTTACACAACTTTGTAGCGTAATTCTCTTTATCACCAATTGTACTGAATGTTTCATCAAGATTTACAATTGTGACTTCAGGATGATCAAAGAATAACTTCTGAAGAGGGTAGTCATTAACTATGATTAGTTCCTTTGGACCTTTGTAGTTTTGATGGAGGAAACTATATAAAGATTCCTCCAACATGTCTACCCTTCCATAGGTGATCATCTTACATGATATTAATGGAAGCTCTGTCATTACCAGATATGAATTATATTAAAATAAGGAATCATAGCAACATCAAAATCTTCAAATTCAAAAGGTATATTAGATGCAGCAGCTAATGCAGAAGGTTCTACTAATACAAAAGATCCTTCTTTTAAATCTGGATCTGTGATACCTGATCCTAAAGCAAAGATTTCTAACTTAGGCATTTTTTGAATTAATGCTTTTTCCATAGCTTCTTTAGTATTTTCATCTACAATTACCTTTCCTTCAACTTTTTTAGGAACTTTAATATACACTCTTGTTCCTAATAACTTTGTAAATCCTTTTTCCATGATTATTCGAATTCAGTTATATTAATAAATCTTTGTGCGTCCTCTGCATTCAATACAATTTCTGATTGAACAGTTTCACGAACACTTTTAAATCCTTTCATCTTATTAGTCTTAATGTCGATGTCTGGTTGTTGTGTAACTCTCTCATTGAAATCATCTAAGATTACAATAAGATGTCCATCAACATCAGTTAATGTTCTAATTACCTTGTTGATGTTTAAAGAAGCTACATACTCCTTTTCGCCAATTGTGGCTTTGTAAAAAAATTGGTTTTTCATATTTAATTAATTTAATTATTTTCCATATATATAATCTAGTATTTTACCTACTAATCCACTTCTGTGGTTAGCTTGTAATTTAATCCATTGTATTCCATCAATGTTTTTAGAAAGCTCTATAGCAAAATCTAAACCTGTATAAGATTCATTTGTATCTCTTTGAGAAGAGTCACCATTAATAACTATTTTACCTGTTGTACCAAGTCTAGTTAGAATAGCTTCCATTTCTCCTTTAGTTAAGTTTTGAGCTTCTTCTACAACAAGGATATCATCTATAGTTTTACCTCTAATAAATTGTATAGGAAGAGCTTGTATTTTTCCATTCTTTACAAGTTCATCTACTTTAAGTTTATCTGTACATTTATAAAGATTTTCAAGTAGTGCTTCCATATATGGATTAAACTTTTCTTTAAGATCTCCAGGAAGAAACCCTAATGACTTACCTACTTCAATAGCACTTCTAGCAACTAACACTTTTTCACATTGTTTAGTATTTAAAAAATCTAACGCTGTAATAGCCCCAACTAATGATTTACCACTTCCAGCTCTACCTGTAATTATAACAATTTGATTATCAATAATCAACTGCTTTGCAGCTTTCTGTTCCTCGTTAAGGGTGATGTTGTATTTTATATCACTCTTTCTAGTCCTGTTTGGTTCCTTCATCTTTTAGTTCTTTAGCATCATTTATTTCCAACAATAGAGCATCAAAGTCATCTTTAGATATAAGACCTGTAGTTCTGTGAACTTCATGTCCATCTTTAAAGAATATCAGCGTTGGAACTTTTCTAACACCAAACTTCTGGAATGTAGCTGAATCTGTTTCTGCTTTAATTTCCTTCATTGGAACACCTCTTAGCATTGAAGAGAGAGCCTTACATGGACCACACGTAGCCATTGTAAATTTGTAAACGTCAATCATGATAAATTATATTTTTGTTTTAATTGTTCACGTCTTCTGTTGACTTCTTCATACTTATATATGTCACTCTCCACATTTGTATGTTCGTCCAGTGTCAAAAGTATGATATTTTCTTCATCCAAACTAGCTTCAGGGTACTTTTCCTTTGGGAGGATGTGATGGAAATATGTGCTCATAGGTTCTTTACCTAAAAATTTTCCACTAATTTCACTATAATGGGGCATTTTTTTCCAGATAGATAGAAAGAACTCTCTCATCTGTTTTGACCTGTCAAGTTTTCCTTGACAGCTCGTTTTGTCAAGTGTATTGCGTGGTTTACTTGACGTTTTTGATAGAGGCTTTCTGGGTTTATGGCGAAAGCAATATTCACTCTCGCCATTGTTCCCACATACTTTACACTTCATTAGTAGTGCTTCTATTCTTTGGATCAAACAAAGACTTCACATGAGGATTAATTCTGATTCCCTCTAAGATTTGTCTTTCAAAATTAAGGTCTCTGTTGATTGCACTGTCTTCTGTGAACTTGTCTGGATAACGTGCTGCAAGTTTAGCAATGTTAGTTTCTAAGATATCTCTTAGGTCCCATCCATTCATGTTACATAAATTAGCAACATACCACATAAGGTCTCCAACTTCTTCTTTGATATTTACAAAGTCTAGTGGTTTTTTGTATGCAATACATTTCTTGTATACATCAGCAATTTCTGCTGCTTCTGTTTGCATTCCTAGGACCATATGGAGATCATCCATAATAGCCCCATCAATTCTAGCACATGTACGTGCTGCTTCTGTCTGATAAGTGTTAATATCCATTGTTATAAATTAAAATTTTCTTCTTCTTCCACCACTTCTATTTCCTCTACAGGAATGTCTGTCTGTTGTATTTTATCAACGATCTTCTGTCTTAGTTCATCATAAAACTCTGGGTTGTTAAGGATTAACTGTTTGAATTCATCAAGATCATATTTGACAAAATCAAGAGTGAATGTCTTACCATACTTACGTCCTATCTCAAACTCATTAAGAAGTTCCATCATCTCTGTAAGCTTGTCAATACCTTTACCATACACAATCTCAAACTGAGATAATCTATATGGAGGAGACATCTTGTTCTTGATACCTCTAAGCTTAGTGATATTACCATAAGTTACATCACCATCTTTTGCCAAGGTTCTACTCACTTCTATTCTTGCATCGCTATAGAACTTAAGTGCATGTCCACCCTGAGTTGTAGTAGGGTTACCAAACATAACACCAATCTTCTCTCTATATTGGGATATTACGATAACACATACATTGTGTTCTGATAGAGCAGACTTTAGTTTTGGATAGGCATTACTGTTTAGTAAAGCTTTCTTACCAATAGAGCTGTCACCCACTTCACCATCTAACACCTTCTTAGGAATCAATGATGAATCTGAATCTATGATTACAAGATCAATGTCTCCAGTGTTAATCATTTCCATTGCAATGTTGAATCCCTCTTCGCCACATGATGGTTGAGCAATCAACATCTTAGTTGTATCCACTCCTAATGATTGGAAGTATTTCTTGTCAACAGCATGCTCACCATCTATGTATAGAACAGTGCCACCTTTCTTTTGACATTCTGCAGTTACATGACCACAGATTGTAGATTTACCTGTACCCTCCCAGCCCATGAGCTCGTACATCTTACCTTTTACAAATCCTCCTACACCTAAAGTGATCCAATCAAAACCAATACTACCTGTACTGATTACATCATAATTTCCTTCAGACTTAGAGTCTAATGCTAATATGGTTCCTACACCATATTGTTTGTTTAATTTGTCAAGAGCTGCTTCTATGCCCCCTTTTTCTTCAGCTTTTTTCTTTGCCATTTTGATTGATTTTTGTTATACAAATTTAATAATAATTCTTGTTATTTCCTAGTAATAATAGGACTTGACGATGGGTTTAAGGAAGAAAAAGCCCCAGAATTTCTTCTGAGGCAGTCTCCAAAAACAAATCAAAAATCAAATCAAATCGTTTCTTTATTACCTTTAATGGATCGTGGTGTATAAGGACAATGCTTGCAATCATTTCCACAGCAGCTTCCTTTTTTCAGGTTATATGCTTCTGTAAAAATAACTCTACCATCTTCTATATAGTAGTCAATGTCCTTAATAAATTCTTTCTTCTCACTCATGACCTTTATTCATTTTGCTCTCGACAGTTATATGCTTATCGAGATTGTATTGTTGTATTGCTTTCAACACAAAATCTCTGCCTATCTTTAATTTTTTAGCAGTTTGTCTTCCACTCTTGAGTTCTAAATAAGTTTCAATAATTTGAATCTTACGTGGATCATGTTCTTTGCTTCGTGTATCTAATCGTTTATATGAAACTATTTCTAGTTCTTGGCTAAAAGTAAACACTTTTGTTTGCCCTCCATATACACCTTTGATTCCTAATGCCATTACACGCTTCATGAGTGTGCTAACAGGTATGTTATGTTTCTTGCTTATTTGTTGATAGGTTGGCATACTTCATCTGTTTTATGATTTCACTCTCGTTCTCATACACATATTTGTATCTGTTATCCTTATACTCTTCTAATACAAAAGATTCTTTAGGTAGTCTTCTGAAACAATATGCACTAGAACTAGCTTCTATAGCTAAGATGAAGTGCTCGTCATTATATCCACAAACTTTACCTTTGTACGTAGGATGAACAATTTCAAATTCTTTAAAGTCATTAAACAGGATTTCCATTCGTTTCATTTTCAGAATTATTTAAACTTGCCAATCTTCTCTCAATTTCAAATTCCACTTTAAGAATGAAATTTATTTTCTCTTCCAGCTCTTGATGCATGATTCTTCCTACAAAGGGTAGGACTTCATCAAGGTTTGTATGCACTCTAGCCATCCCAAATTTAGTTTTAATTTGTTGATATTTAAAGCCATCTATCTTTATAAGATCTTGGAATACTTGGTCTACATAATGTATCACTGCAGGAATATCAATGCTTATTCCATAATGATCTTGTTCTAAGAAGTCTTCATACTTCTCATTAAATTCGTTTGATGTTCTCATTGTTGTTGATTTAAAATTTAAAAAGGGACAGTAAAGTTAATCTACTGCCCCCTAATAAACAAATTAATAATTAATTATTCCTCCAATTGTGGTGATTCAATAGGTGTTAGTTTCTCTTCAAGAATTCTGAATACATGTTGAATGATTAATTCTTCAGCATCTTTTCTTGTAGTTGCTTCAGTTTCTGCATCATTGTCACTAATTTGTGCATGAAATTTTCCAACAACGTGAAACACATTGATAATAATTCCTTGTGCATCAAATACATCAAACAAACTTCTTGGTTGAGCATCTATCATTATAGATAGTTTTTCATTATCAATGCCTTGTTGTCTCATAAATTCTTTGAACTCATCAGGAACATCTTGTGCATTGTTTATAGATTCAACCATCTTCTCCATGAACCATGCTCTAAGCACTTCTGCTGTTTTAGGATTTGCATTTAACAATTCAATTGCCTTCATATTTATTTTTTAAGGGTTACACTTGCTTCTAGCCACCAGTCACGTTCATAATCAAACTCACAAAGACCATCTAGGTCTTTGCAAGCATTGTATTTTATGTCGTACATGACACTGACTATCTCTGCAAATTTAGCAATTTCTTCTTTGCCAAATTGCTCTACTAACTTATTAACTAACTGTTGATTGTACATGTTCTTTAATTTTATCTAAGTTTAACACTTCTTTTTGTTCGTCCCAGCCATCCCAGACTTCCTGGTCTTCGTCAAAGGTTACATCTAATTTGTCTTCCCAAAATTCTCTAAGATCTTCTGTCTTCTTGAAGATACGAAGTTGTAATGACAATTCATCTTTATGTAATCCATTCCTTATGATTTTGACAGCTTTTGGAAACACGTCTTGGAAAGCTTTAGAAGTTTTTGAATATTTGCCTTCTTGAATTAGCTTAAAATCCTTTTTGAATTTAGGATTAAGCTTACATACAACAACAACAAATCCATCTTCGTAATCATAATCTTCTATGATATGATTCTTTTTTTCATATTCCACATTCAGAAACTCTCTGAATTTATCAAGATCATTTGGTTGAAAGAGAATATACACAGCATCTTCATACTGTGTATCTCTTCTTTCATCTTTCATGTAACCATTGATAAAACCATTTTCTTTCAAAGTATCTTTAGGGAACTTCAATGTTGGAATCATAAAAATACTTGTTATGGTTTTTTTCACATCCATATTACCCTTTTATATTGGTTTTACCATTGTTAACATAATTCTCTCTGCTCATATTCCACACATCATTTTCTACAGCCCAATGTAAATCTTTAATAAGAGAATTAACACCTGGATACTTACGTCCTTTGTGTTCAAATCCATGATATGCATCTTGCATGTCATCTAAATCAAGAGTGTAAATAAGAGGATTGAAATAGTTTGTGGAATCACAAATCATAAACTGTGGATAGAGTACTGTGTATCCATAGAATTCATTGTTCATGTCATGTGCTAGATGAATCATTGCACTCCAATACAAATAAGCTTGAATGTATGCTCTACGATATAGATAGTATTCTTCATAGAATCCTTCTACAGCCCACACACATTTCAAATCATAAATCTGTATAGTCTGCTCATCGTGATCAATCACCACCTTATCCATCATACTCTTGAACAAGTGCCCATCAATTTCATATCCTTCAACCTGGAACTGGTTCAATATTGTATATCTAGAACTATTAACCAAGTTTACAATACCCTTAGTGACAAAGTTAGTTTTGAGCTCTTCAACAATTCTTTCAGCATTGGAAATATCTTGTGTATTTACAACTGTAAGATTGTTTGTTCTCACCTTTCTAATCTCATCATAATAGATTTGAGCATCAGAGTCTAGAAACTTACTAATCACAGCCTCGTAGTTGATTTTGAATCCTGAGAGCACATAAGCTTCTTGTGTCATATCAGCCATTGTTTTTGTCACCTCACCTGCTTCATTTGTAGACTCAGCTGTTACACGATATAATGCTTCAACAAAATCTAACATAAGCCCTGTTGGTGTTTTCATACATGCAGACATATAGAATCTGTTATCAAACTCTTCTGGCTCTAGTAACAATGTTTCTACAATACGTCCCATTGTTGCAGATAGATTGTCTTTGTCTTCAACCTTTTCTCCTTTAATGTACTTTTTGTAATACTTCTTGCGATCAACGCTGAAGTCTTTCAATGAACTACTGCTGTCCATTTTAACTGCTCTATACTGAGCTTCAGTTTTTGTTACTCCCTTTATCATAATTTTTATTTAATAATTGTTACTTCTCCTTGCGTTTCAATCCAAACGTGTGCTCCACAACTTAGTGGTTTATCTGGACTATACACTATCTTACTAGGACCATCTATCTCAACTTCGTGAGCATATCTATTCTCTTTGTAAGTTTTAACAGTTAGAACAGGGTCTTCAACTCCATTCTTTCTGTTAGCTTTGATTACGTGTTGATTCACATGTATTATTGTTTTCATAGCGTTTGTTTAAATGCTTCAATAATTTGTGGATGCAATGCTCTCACTTCTTTTGGTACTCTTTGGAAAAACCATCTTATTTCTAGCTCATAAGGTTCACCCTTATCATCTACATTCTGTGGATGTATCATCCAGAAATAATGTTTCTCACCTTCGTGTTCTACAAATCCTTCATGCCATATCTCTGTGAACGAAGGTTCTTTGTTAATGACTATCTGATTCATAGTTCTACTTTATCAGGGTTCCACTCATATCCCAACAGTCTATAACTTTTACTCTCATAGTTAAAAGTCTTTGATGTTGAAACTAGTTTTGATTTTAACTCTTCAGGAGTTAACGTCATAATGTCCCCATTGTGCATTATCTGAAAGTTTTCATTTAACTTCAGACACTCTCTGACATCATAGTCTCTGACCTCAGCGTTACCATTGTACAGTTTTTTAGATTCTCTTCTCATTTTATTTTAAAATTAATGTTGATACTAACAGCCCCACAGCACTACCAAAGGCAGCACCTGACGCATACGTTATCCTATCTAGCAATGTTCCAAATGCAACTTTCTTTACATTCCAACTCCATATGAATGAAATCATAAAAGCACATAGGAACACTCCTACATAAAATATCTTACTTAAAAAGTAAGTGTTGATTGCTACAAAGAACACTTGTACAAATCCTGTTATAAACAGTTTGACTCCATCTCTCATATGATATTTTCTTTGATTAATAATGCTCTTACCTTTTCTATAAGATCTTCAATAGTTCCATCATTGATAATTTCATAATCAAACTTAGCATCATCAAGAGCTGTTTCTGAAGGATGTAGTCTTGAAGAATCTCCTTTCCATAAGTCCATGTGCTTTTGATTTGTTGGATCAAATGGAATAGTCTCAACATTTTCAGGACCTCTTGACTGTTCTACTGTTTTTGGATAACGCACTACTCTAATAGTAATACCTTCTTTTTCTTCTACAGCTTCCATCTCATTAGGAAATCTCATGTCTGTAATAATCCATTTAGGATATTTGATACTTACAGCAAAGTCTACTTCACCTGTATCTGATTCAATCCATGTACCATCAGCCTGTAATAGTTCTCTTTTGCTTTTATAATCAGCAAACAAAGCATTTACCCATACATTTGTATGTAATCCATCACGCATTGCTTCTGTACCAAGCTTCTGAAGAAACTCTCTGTATGTCATTTTCCATTGAAGACCCATATGTTTTTGTTTAAACTGTTGGTTTTCAAACATCTCTATAGGAATCCCAGTAAGAAGAGAAGCTATTGTCTTTAGCTTCCCTGCAAACTTCTTAATTTTAAAAGATGAGTTTCTTTCAAGAGTGACATCATCATAAGTTTGAAATCCTATGTATTGACCATCTGGTTCTTGTTTAGTAAGCCATTGAATAATCTTACCAACAGTATCCTTACCACTGCCAATCTTACCATTTACACCTATTATCATATTGATTTGTTTTTAGAATTACAGGTTTTACATTTGAGAGTTTCTACATCAAAGTTTCTCTCTGTTTTGCACTTATTGCAATATTGATATAGCGTAACCATTACTCAGCAGCCCATCCAAATAAAATCCATCTACCTTCTTTCTCTGATGTAGACTTCTTGTAACTAATCTTAGCAACTTGGTCACTACATTTCTCTAACACTTTAACCATGTGAATGGTTGTTTGTTCCTGAGTTTTCTCAGTGTAGGTTCTAGCAGCCTTTACAGCATCTCCTTTTGTAGCATGTGAGCTAAGATCATTTCCATTGTATTTTCTTACAACGTATTTCAACACCCATTTCTTTGTTCCTGGTGTTACAATATGATCCACTTGAGATTTAACCTTGTTTGAATTAGTCTTTGGTTCTTCTAAACATATAGCAGCGCAATCACGCTTACTTAATCTGTCCCATTCAGCTTCAATGAATGCATTCAATTCTTTCTTACTTCTTTTAAAAGATTGTGTAACATCTATAAAACCACTTGTAGTACTAATAGTACCATTATATGGATCATCTCCATATTCTCTTGTTGCATATTCTACTGCTCTCTCGTAAGCATCTGATAAATTTTTACCTCTGCTATACATTGTGAAATTACTTGCTCCCATTTGTTTTAATTTTTTTAGTTAAACTTTTTTCTTTTTGTGTCTTCTCATTGTGACACGTTTCGCACAACACTTGTAGATTCTCTTGTTCACAAAATAATCTTTCAACAAAACCTGGAAGATCATTTGCACACGTAAGTGTTCCTGCAGGATGGATATGATCCACGTTAATCTTCTTCTCAGGATACCAATTCTTACAGCTGTTACACTGATATTCAAACTTTTGTCTTTTAAGTGGACCTGTGTAAGGTCTACGTGCTCTTAATTTGCATTCTGTTATAGGCTTCCACCATCTGCTCTTTTGTCTTAAGCCACTTCTAATAAAACTCCAGAACATAGATTCACTCATTGTTCCAGCATTTCTATTTTTTACAACTCTTGACACTCTTACTACTTTCTTTGCCATAATATTATAATTAAAATTTGTCCCAAATTTATACCAAATTTGGGACAAATAATTAATTTAATTAGTCAATCGTAACGATACGCTTGCTAATTTCAAACTTCATTGATTCTAACGAATTCACAATACATTTAATCTCTGTAGATGATATCTGTGGTAGATTAAACTGGTGTTTAGCTGCTTCGTAAATGAATCCTTCCTGCACTTTATCTGCTAATCCTTCTAATTCACGAACAGCATAACTCTCGTCAAGCTCAAGTGTATCAAATGAAAGATCGTGAAGAATGCTTGTAGCTTCTTCTCTTGCAACAGTCATAATAGGAAGATACTCATAACATCTACCTTTGTGTGCACCAATACCTACAACTTTCATAGGATTAATAAGAACAAGAACAGATTGATCACCACATCCTACGTAGTGAATCTGATCAGCTGTAAAGTGTAATCCTGCAGCAGCACAATCTTGTGTACTCCAGTTACAGTCACTCATAGGCATACTAACAGTTCTACCAATACGAATGTCAAATGTTTTGGTCCAATCGTCTGTAAATCTATTCTCTGCTCTATTGGGAAGATCTAGATATAGTTCTGTCAATCCACCAATCTTTTCTCCATGGTTTACATTCCACACTTCATCATAAGTGTACTCTTCTACATCACCTGTACCATCACATTCAGGACAATCAAACCAATCCTCATCTCCATTATAATCAACATCATCCCATCCACCTTCACCTAAACATTCAGGACATGTTGTAGATGTGCGAGTTTCTGTTTTAGTCAAATCATCTTCGTGAACAAGAACGTATTCACCATCTTTCAAGAACACTGTATACTTATCAGGAGATTTCTTCCACACAGCTTTCACCTTGTTGTAAGTGTTGCTTACAAAGTGTACAAGCTCAGGAGAACCATGAAGTGTTACAACATTTCTAAGGGCTACAAAGAAACCTTGTTTAGTGATTTTGAAACTGTTGTCTGTTAAGAATCTGTACAACTCATTAGCTACCTCAGCTCTTGGGTTTAAACAACACCACATAAAGAATCTCTTGTGAGCCAAGTATTCATCATCTTGATTAAGAGCTTCTTCAAACGTTCTGTCATCAGCCATTTGTTGTCCAACTCTGTCCACAATCTCAATGAATTTCTCCACAAGTAATTGAGGAAGACTTCTAGATGTACCTGCTAGATAGACAACATTGTCTTCTACAATGAAATCATCAAGATCTTCTAACAACTTAATCCCTTTCAACAGGGCTTGTTTACGTTTCAATTCTGCATCAGCTGCAATACGTTGGTCAGCAACTTCAGGTGTCATAACTACCTTAAGAATATCAGACTCAGTTTGTGCTAATGATACAGTAAAATAATCTTGCTCTGTAGCTCCTGGTTTACTGAATATGTTACCATTTGCCATCACCACAGTTAGTGTATCATTTACTAACTTAAGATTCTTGTAGAGTTGTTTGTCTACATCATAATCAGAGCCCACAGGAACTTCATCTTCCATTAGACTCTCTAGCTTGCTAGCTACCACTTTCTCAATTGCTCTCTCTGCAGTTCCTTTGAACCACTCTAAACTTAAAAATTTGCTCATTGTTTTAAATATTTAATTATTAATTGTTACTTGATAAGAGAGGGACACGAATGTCCCTCTGTTTAATCTTCTTCTTCATTGAAATCAGCATGTTCTCTACACTCATTACAAATACCTGTGTCATCCAGCCATTCTGGAGCACCACAGCAATCACTTAGTCCACTCATAATTTAATTGATTAATTGTTCTACAGTTTCTTCTGTCAATGCTTCAACTGATTCTTCATTAAGCTTAACACTATATCTAGTATAGTTCACTCTGTGTTTGTAATACTTGAACAAATCACTGATTGCATTAACTAAATCATCATTATTATTGCTATACGTACGAAGAGTTCCCATCATAGGTTCTAAGAATGGTAACTTATCTACTACAGAAAGAACATCTTTGTATACATCATAGATTTCGTGATCAAACAAATTGTTTGCTTCAGCAACTTCTAACATTGCATCATAGATAGTTTCATGAGAATCATAATAGTTTTTGTAAACATATTCCTCTAACAATTCTAACTTTTGAAATAGGTCATCAGACACAGTTTGTAAATGTTTTCTGTTAGAGAATAAGTTTTTACAACTGATCGTCAATCGTTTGATTAGATATGCAGTGATCAGTCTTTTAAATGGTTTTGTATTACCTTCTATAAATTTAGAATAAGGGATTAAATTGTGAATTTCTACTTTGTCCAATACATTTAATTCTCTTGGTGAGAATGTTAGAAACTTGGCACTTTGTTTTTCAAACACTTTGTACAAAGGATCTAACTTAGCTGCTTCATCATGAGATGCATAAACATATAAACATTTTTGTTTACCAATCTCTTCTAGCTTAAATGTCTTTGGAACCCATTTACAATTTTTACCATCTACCCATTTCTGTAATGGTTCACCAATCTTACTAACCACTTCACCTTGAAGTTTAATGATTCGTTTACCATTAGCATCTGTTCTACCAAGAGAACCTCCCCTAACAGAAACTTTCTGTTTCTTCTTAGCATCTAACCAATCTTGTGGAATTACAATAGTGTCAACGTTGATGAACTTACTGGTAAATAAAGATTGTACATATTGAAACTCTTTGATACGTGCTCTCCATTCAGACTTTGGATATCTTCCCAATTCTAATATCTCGTAATACGTATTGTATCCCTTAGAATGGTAGTTACCAAGTTTGTGAGATCTCTTCTTTTTAAGAATCTTATACTCAGATCGTTTATCAAAGATATCTTTCATGTAAAGTTTTACATTACCCTTGATTCTATCTTCATACACATAATAGTGAGTGTCATCTACGTGTGTAACATGTAAACTAGATCTCCAGTAATTATTCTTAACATCTCTCATTTTACTGTTCTGAATACTGAAGTTCACTTCGTATTCTGACAAGATATAATCTCTGTGCTTATGAAGAGTTCTCAAGTTCAAAAGCTCAACACCTTGTAATTTAGGTTCTAGAATAGGAAGAGTGCTATATTGTAATAATCCACTAATGTTGAAGCTTTTGCTAATCATATTCAAATAACGATCACCATTTCCATAATACTCAAATATGGAGAGAATGTCACTATTACTAGTGATACCTTCGTTGTATTTGGTAACAATATGATCTGCAAACTCTTCAATCTTTGCAAGGATAAGACCTTTGGATTCTTGTGTATATCTAAGAGCCTCTCTGTTTGGAGTTGGGAATATCCCATCAGTCAAACTGAATCTCAATCCTACAGGAATTCTGATAGCATTTATACTAAGCTTATCAAAGTCAAGAGGATAATAGACATTGTCTAGACAGATGTGTAATCTTGAATCTTGAGCTAGTTCAGAGAATTGATAGATGCTATTTCTGTGAATAGAGAAATTGTTATCAATTCCATCTACATCAAACCATACACTCTCGAAATAGGCAAGTTGTGTTTTGATTTTCTCTTCAAAATCATTTCTATCACCCCATTTAACTGGCACAATAATCTTCACACCATTACCCTCAGATGTTGTTTCTTCACTCAATAGATCAATAGTGTTTACGTCTTCTCCTTCATACATCATATACTTACGCTCCACACCATCTTTTCTACATATGAAATAGAAACTACTAGAATAAGCAAGAGGGGCTTTGAAACCTAATCCCATCATACCTAATTCTGTGTTACTGTCTCGCTTAGTAGACTTACCATACTTACTAATAATGTTCTTCACATCATCAGCATCTAAACCAATACCAAAATCCTCTACACAGAATTCATAATTGTCCTGTGAGTTTCTTCCAAATGAAACGATAATAGGTTTATCCACTCCTGCTCTTCTGTGACTATCTAAAGCATTACTTGCGCATTCTCTAATAGTTGAGCCAATAGAATCTGAATAGAGATTCTTACTTAACATCTGCATCAAGATTTGTGCAGAATCTAAGTCTAGCGACATTCCAATGGAATCTTGTGATTGTCCCTGTTGTAAAATGTTTGCTTCTGTTTGTTTTTCTAAAATCATTGTTCTAAGTTTTAAATTGTTTCTCTTTTTACTAACCAAATTTGTCTTCCATAAAGATCTACTGACACTGTCAAGTTGTGATCTTCAGGTGTAACTTTCCATTCTTTTTTTGTTCTTGTATAAGGATTGCCATTCCATACATAATTAGTTGTTACTATCTCTTGTCTAGTACTACATCTAACATTTTCATGCAATGGTTGTTTTGTACTCCAATGCACTTTGGTTTTACTCAACCTTGGTGCTCTTAACACTTTTAAATACTTGAAGTTTGACTGACAAGATATCATTATCTCGTCACCCACTTGTAAATCTTGAATTTCGATTACTTGATTTTCCATGTTTTTAATTTTTAAAATGGGGGATCAATGTTCAACCACATGATTGTGTCTGCATTGTTTTCCCAAACGATTTTGTTTACTTTAGTGAATACATCTTCTGTATCCCATTGTGTGTTTCTGTAACTAGCAGAAGCTGGATGAGATGTGACAAACTGCCACGTAAAAGGTGCACAATACTTCTTATACTTAGATGCTTCTTTACCAAGAAATACTGTAGGCACTCCTGTAGGATTAATAATCTCTTCATATAGGAATTTAATGAATGGTTCCCAAATGTCAAGATGACTTCCTGCCTTGTTGATTTCTGTGGTTAGTGCTGCATTGAGCATAAGTACTCCTTGTCTGGAGAGATAGTCTACATCTGGACCTCTTTCAGCTTCAAGACAGAGACCATCGTAGATCTCTTTCTCAATACCTGTATAGAATTGGTCCAATGTTGGTTGTAGTTTTCCTGTTACAGTACAACCCATAAGAAGTCCATCAGCTACAGGACTTCCATTGTAAAGTGAGTGATAAGGGCACAAGCCCATTAGAACTACCTTCAGATCATCTAAAGGTGTTTCTTGAAAGCATCTCCAAACATTTTGAGACAGAGGAGCAATACTTTTGCCCCTCTTACTCTCAGATTTTAGATATGCATAAATCTTATCACACTCTTCACTTTCGATGAATGGCCTGATCTTAGCATGCCAACTCTCGTGAAAATTGTCTTTAAATTTACTCCACTGCATAATTTAATTTTTAATTTTTATATTTCCATATAAATCCATTTGAACTTTTTCTATAACCATTACATACTGAACTAATGTGACCAGGATTAAATCCTAATTCTTCTTTTATAAAGCTAGCCCCTTTCCATTCTTGTATAAAATTTCCATCTTTATCAAATTGCAAAACAGGTTTCGATTTGTTCCTTAAATTTTTACGATGTTGATGAGATTTCTTTTTACCTAGATGAGCATTTCTCATCTTTTCTTTTGTTTCTGAAGAATGTTCATAAGTTTGCCTTCCTACAATCATTAAATTGTAACCATGTTCACTGTTTGTTGCATTATAAAAATTCACCCAATATTGTTCTTTGGCTGATAATTCTTCTACACTACAATATTCAATGGTTATAAAACAAAAAGAATCTTCCCCATACTTGTTCCAAGAATGTTGTAAATAAACATTTACATGTTTATTGTTTCTTAAAGCCCATCTATGTGAACTTTTTCTACTAGAAAGGGACTTGGCTTTTCCAATGTAAACTTTATTTGTTACATTGTTTTTAATACAATAAATTCCTGTTTTCATCTTTAAAATTTTTAAGTTATAAAGATACAAAAATATATTTTATTAATTTATTCCATTCCATTAGTTAATACATATTGCGTTATAATCTTCTCCAGGTAACATAACAGAGTCTTCTGATATGTACACCTGTTCTAAATCTCTTGAATCATTGATGTTTGACATTTGCATTAACGTTGGTGTGAATATCACTTTGTCGTATTGATTACCTTCATCATCTCTTGCATATACCACTTCATAGTTTTCAATCTCAGGGTTGTTCTTAACCATCAATATGATGCTGTTTAAATACTCTCTTACAGTCATGATTAAAACAATTGAAGTTGACGAGCAGGTGCACGTAATGGTGTAACCTCTATACCAGCAGCAGCAGTGAAGAAGTTATGAGCATCAATGTGATTATCCATCCACAACGTAGGGTGAACTTCTTTCATAGAGAATGTTGTAAACTGATACAACTCCCAAAGACTTCCTGATGCACCATAATCATGTGTAGGGTTTTCCAACTCTTTTCTGATGATGTTCAACTGTGTGCTCTCAATAAATTGTTCTTCTACAATCATACGTCCAATCAATTCAGCCTGAACTCTTCTGCTTACATCAATAGATTTCATTGTCTCACGTTCTGCCTGCATTCTTTGAAATGCATCTCCTGCTCTCTGGATGTATTCAGTGATTGCTTGTGGTGTAAACTCTTGGATTTCTCCTTGGTGTTTTTTCTTGAAAGCTCCATAATCACCTGACACACAGCCATTAGAACAAATAAAGATCTTTGTTCCAATTGCAAACTTTAAGGATAAAGATTTGTCATATGAGTTTTGCCACCCAATTTGTAATTGCATCTCTGAGTCTGCTACATTCTTAATAGCAAACTTTCCATTGGCAACATTACCATTTCTAGCAGAAGAATAAGATTCTGTAGCTAATTCAAAACCTGATTGATGTATACTCTCAAGAGTAAGATCAATTAGTCTTTCATGACTTACTGGTTTGTAAGTTCTTGTTTGTTGAGGAATCTCTGCGTTAATCAGGATACTCTTTGCTGATTCATAAGTTTTTACGTCCATTGTTTTATTGTTTTAAGTCCATTTTTCTACCAAAGAATTTACTAAGAATACCTTCAAGGTTTTCTATACCAATACATTCAACTTCATCATTGTCTGTAGTGTACAACCATTCAATATTCTCTTTAATCTGTTCTTCAAGAAGGTCTAATTTTTCTTCTTCTTCAAAATCATCGTAATCTCTCATAATAATTTTTTCTTTTTTAATACTTTTTCTATTGTACTCATGCCATAATCCTTGGCTAGGTCTGCCCAATCTTTGATTCCATCAGATAAATAACTTCTGGGAACATTTGCATATTCAAAACCAAAGAGATCAGTGATTTGTTTAGAGTTTGCCACTCCTGTTGGATCAGAATCAAATGATAGGATTTGTCTTTGAGAATTAGATTTGAGATATTCTACATTCTCTTCAGAGAAACATGCTATTCCTTCATTCTGAACTGCACAACAGCAGGGTAACAACTTCTTCATCACCATATAGTCTTTCTTGCTCTTATTAATAAAAGCAACTTCACAATTTGCAATGTCTTCTTTACCATCCATTGCAGTGATTGGAACATTGTTTGGAACCCACTTGTATCTAGACTCAGCATATGGTCTATATATCTTCCAGTGTCCATCATATAAATAACCAAACCTTAGTTCTGTATCCTTCATGGAAAACAGTTGTTTGTTTAGATATACCTTAGACAAACTGTAGACATTGTTTGCTCGTAAATCATCAATGCTCTGATGATACTGAGCCCAATACGCTAATTCTTCGTTTGTAAACTTTCTAGTAACTACTTGAATAAGGGAATATCGTTTACCAAGATCTTCAGGTTGTTTATACTCACTAATGATTCTTTTGTAATCTCCCACTATTCCTGTAGATATACCAAGGCCAAAGTCTTGATCAATCATTCTCAAGACTTGGTCTATGGTAGTTAAGTTGTGTAGTAGTTTGACAAATGTAAAGCAGTTTCCACGTTTGGTTCCATCTGCAAAATCTATAAAGAATAATGTACCATACCTATTGCCAATAATGAATGAAGGATTGTCTTCCTTCCTGAATGGAGATAATGTAGCAACATTAAGTTTCCAATTCTTGTGTGGCATATAGCGCATGAATACATCATACTCTGAGATTTTACTAAGAACACTCTCAGGTGTTAATCCAAGTTTTCTTTGTCCTTTTATCATAATAAAAAACCCCCACATTTCTGTGAGGGCTCTATATTTAATAACTGTTATTAATAATCAGAACCATCATCAGAAATAACTTTGTCTGATGCGACTAAGTTATCGTCTGGATTGTATTCTCTCAAGTCTGTGAATGTGTAATAGTCTTTACAACCATACTCTCCTGTCATATTAAGAACAAATCTTTCATGTGGTTTAAGATCTTTTGATTTCTTAGCCTGAAGACCTGCAATGATCTTTTTATCAGAATAATCAACCAATCTAAAGTTTTTCAAAGAATAAGCTGGTAAGAAAGCTCTGTTATAAATACCTTGGTATTCTTTAATTTCACCATCTTTGTCTTTAGTGATAACAATAGCAGAAGCTACAACATTACCACACCATTCTCCACCTATTTGGTCTTTCAAATCACGTACATTACCTTTCATAAGCTTTTTCCATTCTAGTGTAAGAGTGGTGTCAGCATGACGATAATCTAATTCGCATAACCATGTGCGTAAGAAGTTGTAAAGATCTTCTTCTCCTACATTTGCTTGACGATAGTCTCTATTAGAGAACCATTCAGGCAAGTTGTTTGGATCATCAGCCCAAGAACACATACCAATCTCATTGATATATTGTTGTTTAGTTCCATCTTTATTCTCTCTTCCCTTGTCCTCTAAGAAGAAGCTCACTTTGAACTTGTCTTGATTCTTAACTTCTTCAAGCCAAAAGTCAACACGTAGTACAGTGTTACCATCTCTCTCGCTTAGATATTCTGTAGCTTTAGAATCTTCTTTGATTTCCATACCTAGAACATCTTTAAACTGTTCTGCTGTTGGATTCACTGCAATCACTTTAGCTTCAAATAATCCTACAAATTTCTTAAAGTCTCCACCATTTCCTGTGTTTTCTCTTTTCTTTCCTCCAATGTTACTCATCTTAATTTAATTTTAGTTTTTATAATTCTTTTTCAAATCTTTCTTCCCAGATCTTTCTAGTTTCATATGGATTAGCTACATAAGCGTTTAATGCTTCCATTCCTTCTTTCACTGTTGAGAAAGGAATTGATTTACATCCTACTCGAATAACGCATCCTATTGATAAGAATTCTATTCTAATTTCATACTCTCTAAGAGCATCTTGTCTTGCTCCAAGTACTGGTCTTGTGCAAAGTACGTCTGGTTCTTGCATTGTTGATTTTTCTGTTAATTCTTCTCTCATTTTTAATTTAATTTAGTTATAATATTGATTTAATGTGTCTACAACAAGTTGTAAGTTGTTTGGTATCTTTAGTTCACTAAACATTCCATCTGGGCTCTTAGCTGGGAACTTTCTAAAACGATTGGTGATGAATTGATAATCCATTGAACCATCTTTCTTTTCATCAACATGTGTGTAAAGACACACAGTCAATAGTCCTTCAAGAAGTACTTGGTTATCAATCAATTTACCTGCTGTTTTAATCTTGTACCCAATAATCTCACCACCATCTTCGATAGTTTCAGGATGTGTGAAATAGAACACCTTGATGTCATCTCTCAATAATCTAGCAGTTCTGAATAGATCCACCATATCCTTAGCCATTACGCTAAACTTGGTGTAACCCACTTCAGTTGCTTTAGCCACCATACTGAATCCCATAATGTAATTACTGTCTTCAATAACGATGTTCTTAATGTGAGGTGCTTTCTCAGAGATTGTTTTCAACAAACGAGTAATCTCATTTGCATCATCAACTTCCTTGTAATTCTTGTTGTCTGCGTTGTACAACTTCTCGCTACCTTTAAAGGGTAACTCTTTCTTTGCTACGTTAATAATGTACGTCTCCTTTGGATCTAGATGTTTAATACTAGTAGATTTACCAGTACCAGTTGCACCCACGATCCCAATCAATTTTGAACTCATGTTACTTTTTTTAGTTATTTTTAAGTAATAAATATACGCAAATATTCGTAATAATACAAATGATTATACGTATTTTATCTTGGTTTCATCAAAGAATTCGAGAGCTTTTTTTAACCATTTAAGCTCAACAGGTTCATTAGTGCTAATGATGTAAATGTGAGCTTTCTTGTCAGGAGTGTTGTATTCAAATGCCATACAACGATTTATCTTCTGAGCTAGATTCTCTGCATTACTATCAAAGTAGTTTATTATAACTCTGTTGAGAGGTTTGTAAGTTACTCCTGTGTTACCAATTTTCACCACAGCCATATGATTCCCCTTACCCTCAGCAAAATCAGCAAACATTTGTTTCTCGCTGGATTTACTGTGATAGGATGGAATCCCTAGACTGTCAGAAACCCTGGTAGTTCCACAGAACACCAACACCCTTTCATCTTCGTGTTTTGCCAACAATGCTTTTGTAGCATTTAATTTGGCTAGGGATGATTGAATGATTCTCATTCGTGCAAGACGCATGAACATGGTATCACTACCACTTGCCATCATCTTGTTAATCACCCAGGACACATTGTCAAACTGTTTCTTCTCAGTTTTCTTCTTTCCTTTAAAGTCAAGCATTGTCTTGTCATCTAAAGGAACTCTAATCACTGTGATTTCATAGTCTACAATTACACCTTCTTCGATAGCTTTCTCAATTGGATAGTGAGCCATAACATGAATGTCAAGCTCCTTCTCTAAATTGATTTCTGTATCCATAGAAAGTGTACCTGTGAGTCCCAATATAGAAGCATTGTTGCTAAGTAAGTCTTTGCAAACTTCTATCTGGGCCTCACTTAAGAGATGAATCTCATCTATGATAATAATATCATACTCATAGTCAACTAGTTTTTTCAAAGAAAGGTGCGTCGAGTAAGTCACCTTACTGTCGTCATAGTTTCTTTCTTCAAAATCAGCTTGCCAAGACTCTTTGATTTTATTATCTGGATAAGCAATCAGTACGCTGGGATTGTTTAGCTCCTCAAGAATATTGATGGTAGTTCTAATCTTCCCAAACCTTGGGCATAGATTAAGAATACCATGTCTTCCATTGTTGAGCCATACATCAGCAAACTCTCTTTGTCTTCTATCTCTTAACGTCATAATTCTCTAATTCTATTTTTACTTCAATGTAAAAATTATACACTTCATCTTTTGCATAAAATGCTGCTTTTAATGTTTCAAGAACTGCAATCAATGCTAATTCTCTAGCTAAATTTTCAGGATGACTACTATCTGCAACTAACTGATAGTATCTCCAATACAATTCATCAGCTTTTTCTACTGGTGTCATGATAGAAAATATGATTTGTTAGTAATAGATCCATAGTCTGAATCTGTAATGTCTTTCTTTCGAGGAAGCTCCTTGAACATACCAATTTGGCCCATAAAGCCAAGACCAATACGCACATCGTCTTCACCATAACTATTCTTAATTAGTCGTAAGCTTCTAAAGTATTT